AAAGGGATACCGTACTTACTCTTTGAGAATGTTAAAGGACTCCTCAATCACGACGGAGGAAGAACCTTCGAAATCATCCTTGAAGTCTTGGATGGCATGGGGTATGACTGTCAATGGGAATTGCTTGACAGCCAAAATTTCGGCGTCCCACAGCACAGAGAAAGGATATTCCTTATCGGACATCTTAGAGGAAAACCCCGACCAAAAGTATTTCCTATCGGAGCAACAGGTAGAAGCAATGATGAAGCGAACACGCAAAAACGAGAAGGAAGGCAGGGGCTTTTCTCCGACATTTCTCCGACCCTCGACGCCCACTACTACAAAGGAGGAAACTCTCGACAGTATGTAGTTGAGCAGTTCATTCGTCGAGATAATTCTTTTAGAACTTTTGAAAATGTAGCACCAACATTATTAGCCCACATGGGAACTGGTGGAAATAATGTTCCTTTTGTTCGTCCAGTTCTTGATGTAGCAAGAGTAAACAAGTCACCAAACGGGCGACTCATTAAAGATGATGGAGACCCGATGTACACGATAACAGCGCAAGACCGTCACGGAGTTCAAATCGGAGACGAAGATGGTTTTGCGATTAGAAAATTAACTCCCTTGGAGTGCGAGCGCCTTCAAGGATTACCCGATGGATGGACGGAGTTCTACGATGACGGACGACGAGTTTCAGATTCCGAAAGATACGAACGGTGCGGAAGAACAATTACAATTCCAGTTGTGGAAGCGATTGGTAGAAGGCTTCATGAGTTCTACTGAGCCATTCTCTTTTGACACAATCGATAACTTTGACGAACACATTGCTCAGTCAATCCCTAACTATCACACGCTGACCGAGGCAATCTGTGACCTCAGTACATACTTCATGACCGAAGATACCCAAGTGATTGACCTCGGCTGTTCAACTGGAAAACTACTTGAGCAACTTCCTCATCGTGGTAAAAAAATTGGAATTGATATAGCCGATAATCTTTTGCCTGAGTCACATGATGAAACTATGTATATCCGTAAAGACTTGAGAGCCTTTAATGGTTTTGGTAAATCAAGTTTGATTCTTTCTAACTTCACTCTTCAGTTCATTCCATACGAGGACAGACCAAACATCCTGAGCATCATCTATGAATCTCTAGTTGAGGGTGGGGCTTTTATATGGGCTGAGAAAGTCCGCGAAGAATCAGGCGAACTCGAGCAAGTAATCCATGGCGCTCACTATGATTTCAAGCGCAAAGCCTTTAGCGCTGAAGAGATATTAAACAAAGAACGCGACCTTCGACCAATCATGAAAGTAAACACTTCCATGAGAAATCAGATAATGGCAGAGAACGCAGGATTTACAGTCGGCACAATGTTTTGGAAGTTCTTTAACTTCGAAGCATGGATTTACATTAAATGAAAGCGAAGATAAAAGTTGGGCAAGTTGCTTCAGTTCCTTTGTCATCCCTTGAGGCATATCCGACAAATCCTCGTCGTGGCGATATTGAAGCGATTGCTCAGTCTCTCAAAGCCCATGGGCAATATAGACCGATTGTTGTTCAGTATGGTTCGAATTTTATCTTGGCAGGAAACCACACATACAAAGCGGCAAAGAAACTCGGCTGGAAAAAAATAAAGATTACTTATGTTGATGTAGATGAAGAAAGCGCTCGCAAGATTGTTTTGGCTGATAATCGCATGACTGACCTAGCGACCTATAACGAGCCATTACTCAAAAGTTTATTGACCGCACTTCCTGAACTCGAGGGAACAGGCTTCACTCAATCTGAGGTTGAGACTTTAGATAGGCTGATGACTGGTAAAGATAAAGACCCTGTGGGCGGTTCTAAGCCTTTACCTAGCGACCCTGAAGTAAAGGTTAGCGCTTGGAAGTTTACAGTCGAGATGGAGGCTTACAAGGCTTGGAAAGAGCAACTTTATGTAGATGCTCCTACAAAACAAAAAGCCATCAAAGAGATTAAATCCCGATTAGGATTACCTGAGAGAAAGCCAGTTGAGCCTGAGCCAAGCGGTGAGCGCTCTGAAGTTAGCGCTGAGGATATAGAGACAGTCTCCATTAACGAGATTAAGGTTCATCCACTTAATCCAAGAGAAGGCGACATTGGTTCAATCATTGAGTCCCTTACACACATGGGTCAATATCGACCTATCGTGGTCAATAAAGTAACAAAACATATTCTCTCAGGGAACCACACCTATCAAGGGGCGGTTCAGTTAGGGTGGGAGAAGATTGCCGTTCATTGGGTTGAGGTTGATGATGTAGAGGAAATCAAAATCCTTATCGTAGATAACCGCACCTCTGACTTGGCAACATACGACCCACAGGAGTTAAACAAACTTCTGACGAGTACGGGCTTGCGGGGAACAGGCTTTAGTGCGGAAGAAGTTGCCGAAATCTTGGGTGGGGGAAAATCCAAGCCTGGGCATATTCCTGTGGGTCGCACCACCATCCGAGTAGGCGAACATTCAATGAGAGTTCATACAGAGGACTTAAACGAATGGGCTAATTCAATCTATGGCTGGAAAGATGTTGCTGAGTTATTATTGATGCCTATTGAAGCGTGTACAACCGAGGTAGAATAAAGACATGGAAAAGAAGGTAGGACGATACTGGTTCGCTTGTGGACGCAAGAGCGGGTTTGGTATTGGCTTCAATATCAGTAAGTACGGTTGGGATATTGATTTAGGATTTTGGTACATCGGGATGGAGTTCTAGTGGCAACGGCAGTAGCAAAGAAAGAACCCGCTAAACCAAAGGGGCGACCTAAAGGGACGACAGTTCTCCTTGATGATATTAAACGCGAGGAGTTAATCAACCTCATTGTTCTTGGTATGCCAGTAAACAAAGCGGTAGCCATGGTAAACATTGCTGAGTCCACTTTTTACAACTGGATGAGTCGTGGAATGGTTGAGCGAGATAGGTTAGCGACGCTTGCTGATGCTAAACCTAAACCCGAGGAGAAAATATATTTAGATTTTTTGGAGTCACTCACACGGGCGCGAGCGGAAGCAATCGCTAAAAAGGTTGCAGTTATCTCAAGTGCGGCAAGCCAAGGGGATTGGAAAGCGTCGGCTTGGTGGCTAGAGCGTCAAGTCCCTGAAGATTTTGGTCGCATTGATAAGCAAGAGGTTTTGAGTCATTCCGTATCAGAGGTTAGAGTTACAGTCACTATGGGAGAACTACAAGAAAAGATAGCCAAAGTCCTCGAGTCCCGTAAGACAAAGAGCGCTTAACTTATGAGCGAGAGACTTCTCGATAAGTTCCTCGAAAGCGATTCCAATAAACAGGCTGAGTTGCTTGCGATGCTTACACCTGAAGAGCGTCATGCCCTGTTAGTAATCCTTGATGCCGAACTAGATAACCCTTGGGCTAGATGGCAAGGCGACCCAGTTGGTTTTGTTGAGCAAGGGCTAGGCGAGACTTTGTGGAGTAAACAAAAAGAGATTCTTAATTCCTTGCTAGTAAATAAAAGAACGGTAGTTCCTGCTTGTCACGCGCCTGGGAAATCTCACCTTGCGGCGCGAGCAGTTGCTTGGTGGCTATCAACCCATGCGGCGGGTACAGCGGTAGCAATTACAACAGCGACCACACACCGACAGGTCAGAAACATTATGTGGCCGCATATTCGAAGAGTTCACGCTAAACATAACTTGCCTGGCGAAGCCGATACGGTTCAATGGAAAATCAATGGCACCGTAGTTGGATACGGATTTAGTCCAAGCGCTCACGACGAAACAGCGGTTCAGGGTATTCACGCACCTAACTTGCTCGTAGTAGTTGATGAGGCTGGAGGTTTATCAGACACAATCGGTGGCGCCCTTGAATCTCTTATGACGGGTGGAAATACAAAACTACTTGTCCTTGGTAACCCTCCAACAGATACAGAGCAAACATGGTTCGAAAGAATCTGCTCGAGTCCGCTCTATAACATCATTCCAATCAGCGCATACGACACACCAAACTTTACGGGTGAACCAACTGGCAGATGTCGCTCATGCCCTGACTACATAGAAGCCCATGAAGTAAAAACTCACTTGGTTGATGAGACTTGGGTACATGATGTTATTTCTGAATTCGGTGAGGATTCTCCATTCGTTGAAGCCCGTGTCATGGCTCAGTTCCCTAAGTCAAGTACAGGCAAGGTAATTCCTTTTGCTTGGGCTGAGTTAGCAACAGAGAACGAAGAGCCGATTGAATCTAAGGTAATCAAACTTGGAGTTGATATTGCATCCGACGGCGGAGATGAATTTGTTATCGCTCGACTAGATGGCGGAGCAGTCAGTATTGTCCATCGCTCATCGGGTAAACAAAACGCCAACGCAGTTGATGTTGCTGGTGTGGTCATGCGAGAGGTCGAAGCCTGTATCAAGATTCATCAGGATAGAGAAATCAGGGACAGAGTTAGAGTCAAAGTCGATACCATCGGATTAGGTTGGGGCGTTGTCTCCATGCTGGATAGATGGTGCAAAGAGCGAGCGCTACCCGCTGACATCATCGGAGTCAATGTAGCCGAGAAGCCTAAAGACCAAGCCAAATTTAAGAATCAAAGAGCCGAGATGTGGTGGAACGCCCGTCAGTTGATTCAACCCAAGGATGGCAAGCAAGAGATTCGATTGAATGTAGATAGATTCGTCTTATCGCAGTTGGCAGGACCAACCTATACATCGGATGCTTCAGGTCGAGTTGTTATTGAATCAAAGATAGACATGAAGAAAAGAGGCGTTGCTTCTCCTGATAGAGCCGAGGCAATCCTCCTAGCACTTTATGAGAATCGCTCGGTCATTCAAAGCATCGCCCCTATCTCCATCGGTCAGTCGAATCAATGGGGAACTTTGTAACTCACCCTAGAGATTCGCAGTCTGCCTCTTTTGAAGTAGATAAACCAGTTACGCATCTATGAAATTTTCAGGCTGGATGTCGTAAACAGATTCGTAGAGCAGTTGTCCGCCTTCCCAATCAGCCCAGTCACCATCGCTGGAGATTTTGATGTTATCTCCAAAGACTTTCTTGGCATGAATGAGCGAAGCAGTCACGGCAATGTCGTAAGGCTTTTGAGCAGTCTTGCAAAAATTGAAATCAACTCCGTCAGCGCTTACAAAGAAAGTTTCATGAGCCTCGGCTCCGACTCCGTTAAATACGATTTTGTCATCTCCGTACTCTTCATCGGCAATGTCGATTCCTGCTTCTTGAGCAGTAGCCACTATCTGCTTGACGCCTTCAACGAACTCAATGAACTTCTCTCGAGATGGTTCCTCGATAAAGTTCCAGTAATGTGTGTACCCCATTTTATGCAACCTCCCTTTTGTTTAGTTCATCTGTGATTTCTTCTATGCGCTTCAAGTATTTTTGGCGCTTCTCTTCAGTTGTGTTCCAGTTTGTCAGTCTTTGGTAATAAATGCCAAGACTTTCTTGGAGTGTCTGAGTGCTGATTCCTTGCATTACGCCACCTCTTTTTCTAGGCATCGGTTTCTCCACCAAGCACCCTCAAGAGTTTTTGCTGGAGTTAAAACATTGATAAACGATTCAGGAGCCTCGTAGTAACAAGGACCTTCTGATTCTCCTAAGACTTTTACAGCCACAGAGCCATTCTTGCGACGAGTCAAAAAGACAGTTGCAATGACTGAGTTATCTTCAAGTTTCTTAAGGGCTACATAAAAAGCCTTTTGACCATATTCATTTTTACCCTCGAAGATTTTAACTGGCTCGTAAACACCATCATAGGTACTTTTGAGATACCAGTTAATAAATTGCTTGGTGGTGATATTGCTACCGACCTGAGTTACATCCCACCCCATTACGCAACCACCTTTTCGAATTGAGCCAACACCTTTTGTCTTTGAGCCTCGGTGAAGATTGCGTCCTCAGCCTTGTATGGCTCGTTGTTTAACTTGCCATAAGTTTCGATTGTTGCGTTTGCTTGACGAATGGCATATTCCTTACCAACGCCATACCAAGTTCCCTCAGTTTCAACGCCGTCTACGAACGCGTTAATCTGCCAGCCTTTGCCGTAAGGCGCGATATTTGTCGCCTTGATAATTACTTTTTTCATTATGTTCTCCTCTCTAAGAACAAGTCCAGTATATCCTACTGGGGTTTAGAAATCAATTAGGCACTAACTAATTCCTTGACAAGATTTTCAGCAGTTTTGTAATACTCGGCAAACATCTTCTTGAAAGTCTCTTCTTCGCCCACAATGTACTTTCCGATGTCAGTAGCATTAAAAGTTCTCTTTTGGTATTTCTCTCCTGCTTTACCGTTCTTCAAGATAGATACATAAGAGACCTTCAAAGATGCTTCAGGAATTCGCTTGCCATATTCCCAAGCCTCATTGATAGAGGCGTAGTTCAAGTAATACTCTTCGTCAAAGATTTTTACCTTGGCTAGATTTCCCTCTATTGGGAAACTTAAAGAAACTGTTGCTTCGTGATGAACAGTTGTAACAGTTTCGCTTCTTGTTTCAATTTCATATTGACTCATTAGTTGCTCACCCCTATTCCGTAACCTTCTCTAACAGCCTGTTGAACGCCTTGCTTGATTTCACCGACAGCCCACTCAAAGTTTTCTTTGTTGGCGATGTTTTCTACATGAACACCAGTTGCCTTTGTGCCGTAGTAAATCTCGTAGATGCCGTAGCCCTCTACTTTGTAAAGCCTGTACTGCCCAATCTTCTTGACTGCTTTCTGAGCCATCTGATTCCCCTCTCTGAGAACAAGACCATTATATCACAACTAGGGTTGGTTATTCACCTTTTCGACAATGATTTCCTTGATTTTGTCGGTGTCCTCTTTAGATACCCCGACGCCTATAACCACGATTTTGTCTGACCAGTTGCTCACTTTGCTACCTCTTCTTTCACAAAGATTCCACCGATTTCACGGCGCTTTAGTTCTATCGCCCAACACTTACCGCACACCACAAAGAACTGATGCCCGTAACCTTCTTCAAGAATGTTGAATTGGGCTTGGCACTCATCGCAAGTCTTTATCACTTTGCCACCTCTTCCTTGATAAAGATTGCTGTGATTCTGTACTTACCGCCGACCCAAGCAGTCGCAGTTATCGCGTAAGCCTCAGCCTCACCTTTAGTTTCGAAGTAATACTTTTCTTTCCAGCCCTTGATTTCTACCTCGTAGATTTTCTTAGCCATTTCGTATCCTCTCTTAACCTCGTACACTAAGTATAACATAACTGGGGTTAGAAATCATCCCGACACAAAGACTAATTTCTTCGAACAGGTGTTCGGGTACACTTTTCCCATGTCTCTTACACCAGCAGTCTCCGCACTTTTGAAGGCTTCATGCCCAACCGCAACTCAGGATGTAAGAGCCAACCTTGAGAACCGTGCCAAAGCCATTGAGACGGCTTCCTACGGTCCTCTAAACCCTTCCGAGCCTAATGATGACTACTGGGCAAAGATGGGCGCTGAATGGGGCGTTAGCGCCGAAGAAGCCAAGAAGCAAAGATGTGGCAACTGTGCGGCGTTTATCCAAACCTCAGCGATGCTCCAATGTATCGAAGGCGGATTAGCCCAAGGCGATGACCGAGTGACCGCTTGGGAAGTCAGCGAGGCTGGCGAGTTGGGATATTGCGAGGCTTTTGATTTTAAGTGTGCGAGCGCTAGAACTTGCCGTGCTTGGATTGTCGGAGGTCCAGTTACAGATTCAAATGCAGGGCGCTTGAAGTAATGTACGAGTACCGAGTTAAACAAGTTTTGAAAGTTGTCGATGGTGACACTATTGATGTCATTATCGATTTAGGTTTCGATGTCTCTTTCACCTCCCGAGTTCGCCTTGCTGGAATCGATACTCCTGAATCTCGAACAACAGATGCAAGAGAAAAAATCCTAGGGGTCGAAGTAAAAGATTATTTGAAAAAGGCTTTAGAAGGCGCAACCGATATTGTCATCCGCACCGAGAAAGCGGACAGTTCAGAAAAGTACGGCAGAATTCTTGGATGGCTATTTATCAATCGCCAAACAGATTCGCTCAACATGGAATTAGTGAATAAGGGCTACGCTTGGTCTTACGACGGTGGAACTAAGAAGAAAGATTTTGAGGAGTTGTTGAGGAAAAGACGATGAGCAAAGGAACTTCTAAAACCAAACACCCTTTTAATCCCATACAGATTAAAGATGGCTGGATAGTGCGACTTTACAAAGACGGAAGAATCAAAGAGTGGATTGAAAAATATCCACCTGAGTCAAAGAAAAAGAAATGACCGCGATGGTTCGGACACCTATTGAAGTGTTCGAGAACTGTGATAGATGCGGAGCCAAGGCAAAGGTCGGAGCATCTTTTCTAAGTGGAGAACTATTTTTTTGTGGACATCATGCAAAGACTTTACAACCGCACTTGATAGCAAAGGCGATAACTATTTATGACCCTGAACGATATATGGAAAAACGAGAACCACTCGGCTGATTGCTACCGAGTAATTCCCGTTCCTAATCCAACTTACTTCGAGTCCCGAGTAATCTGTGTGTGCGGATTACAGGGCTTCGATAATCGAAGTAATCAGAGTCGTAATAACGACCAATACAAAACTTCCGAGCAGAGTGACACCCCATAGGTATCGCAGTTCAGGAAACTTTGCTGGCTCTCTCTTTTGCTTAACAACTTGATTGATAATCTTTGGTTGTACCAAAGCATCAAACTTTTGGTTTACCTCTTGTTCGTTCATATATTCCTCTCTGTTGTAATCATATACAACTAGGGTAGAGGATACTACTTTTTAGTTGAAGTTGCAATCTTTCGCTTAGTCTGCTGAAAATAAATAAATGGCGCAGATGTGTAAGCGTCGTTGTCTGCACTTATCTTGAGTGCCTTGGCTAAAGATGCTCCAGCCGATAGCGCACCAATTCCATAACTAGAACCTGACCCGACACCATAAAAACCTTTTGAGTCTAAACAAACAGAAAAATCATCGGCTATCTCAAATATCTCTCCACCGATAGAAACAAGAAAAGCAAACTTGGGTTCGTCGTCCTCTGTATCCCATTTGTATTCGTTTTCTTTGAAACAGGCTTTTAACGAGGGAACAACTTTAGCAATCATAAAATGATAAATGTCATTCCAGTCTTTATTTGTTGGGGTTGGCGGAACCCAAATATGTTGAGCAATATCGCAAGGCGCACATTCACCAGCACCCGCAATTATGTAATCGCCTTTTTGACTTATCTTTACCATCTGAGGATGGTTAGCAGTTCGCCCATTACTCGCAGTTACTTGCGAATCAGCACCAATAGAAACTTTGTCAGGATGCTGAACAGCAAGAATGGTTGTCATAAGACTTGGCTCTGTTTCTCTCGATTTATAGCCTTATCTTAACGCCTATGGTTTTACAACCTCGGTTTGAACCGCCATGAGTCCGAGCGCAACTGTCGCCCATAGGTCAGGAGTTTCTGTATCAGGCTGATAGCCACCTGCTCCACCAAGCAAGATTGGATGGTCGAAGTATTGCTCCCTAATCATCCGCATCGATTCGAAATAACCCTCTTTAGTGAACTCAAGAGATGAGAGTGGGTCATTCTTCAAAGCATCGGCACCACAAGCAATAAAAATCATCGTAGGTTGGAATTCATCGCAAGCCTTGAGGAATCCCTCAGTAGCAGATAACAAAGCCTCATCGCCCGACTTAGGCGCTAGAGGAAAGTTATACGCACGATTCTTCCAATCGCTGAGTAAACCCGTGCCTGGAAAAATCCCATACTCATGAACCGAGTAAGTCATAACATTCTTATTCGATTTCAGAAGCATTTCAGTACCGTCACCATGGTGAGCATCGCAATCAAAGATTGCTACACGCTGTTCAAACTCGTTAGTTGCTTTAGTAGCGGCGATAGCAAAATCATTGAAGATACAGAATCCGCTGGAGTAATCACGCATCGCATGATGCTTAGCACCAGCAAAGTGAACAGCCAATCTAGTTTTGTAATCAATCAAAGAATCAAGGGCAGTCAAAGTACCGCCAGCGAATAACTTGGCTAGTTCACCTAAGTCGTGGCGTTGTCCATCCCATTCAGTCGATTCTCCTCGAACAGTTACATCGTAGACATATTCCATATCGTGAACCGCATGAAGGTCATCGGTGTGTGGCATCTGAGATTCAATCTCATACACATTCAAACGACGCTCTTGCGCTCGCAAAAGGAATTGATTACGGGCATGAAGGAATCTACGCCCTTGAGTTGGATGCGTAGGGTCAAAAACCCAATTCGCATACTCAGGCGAATGAACTAATACAGCGTGTTCCATCAATCTTCATACCTCTCTGTAAGTGGATAAAGATAACCGCCCATTGCGACATCCATTCCAGTTTTAATAACAACACCCTCGGATGAGAGTTCGACTTTTGCACTAGACATGAATTGAATAATCCATGCTTGTAAATCTTCTTTCGTCTCTACTTCAGCAATATCCATTTCCCATCCTCTCTATTATTAACCCCAGTTTATTGTATTTCCTTTATTGTGTCAATGTCCCAATGTTTATCTAAACCAAACCGCGTTTCAGCAATCTCATAGGCATGGTCTTTATCTTCAGCGTTGATTGGCACAACTTTTGTTCTAATCAAATGTATCTCGAATTTAGGACTCATAACTATAAACGCTCACTCTTGAAGAAGTAACCATCGTCATGCAATTTGTACCCAAGGGAATTAACCACATGGAAACACATATCCATTCCTGTGCCACTTACTTTTAGAGCCTGTGTCTTTTCGTCTTGCTTGTAATCGAGAATGTCTCGAACCGCTGGAGTTATCCATATCGGCTTGTTATCTACTATTACATAGAAATCAATAGTTCTTGATAACCCACTAGCAGAGACAGTACGAACTATCGAATAAATCTCTGTGTTTCTAGGTAGTTGCTCGAGAACCTTTTGCCCATAAGTTTTTTCTTTTGTTTTATTCACTTTTTATTCCTCTCTTTAAGAATCACCTTCGCGGCTTCTAAGTTCAATTCATCTTCAGCGGTATTTAGGGCTGGCAACATCTTTAGCGCCTTGACCATATTTTTCAATGCCCAAGTTGGTTGATTGCCAATCCTTTGCTTTGCTTCAATGATATTCATTATGCGTTTACCTCGACTCTTTGGAATCCAAGGTCTTTGCAGACATAAGCGCGACCATCAATCTCAACCTCATCGCCTACTGAAAGGGATGTGTGAGTTCTAGTTGGAGACAACTTTGATTCGATTGTTTCCCATAGATTGATTTCCGCTAGTGAAGCACCAAAGTCAGCGAGTTCACCTTGAAGGTTGGTCACCTTATAGATTGCCTCGCAGATTTTGAAGTCATCATTAACCTGCTTTGCAAGTTCTACTTCAACGCTACTAATGAAGCGTCCGCGCTCAGGCTTATCGCCAAACGCTTTCCAAGTAATTTTGATTTTAGTCATTATGCAACCACCTTTCCGAAGTCACGATTAGAACGGAAGCAAGATGCTTGATAAGCAACCTCGCCCACTTGGTCTGCATACACGCCCTCGATAGTTCCCTTATCGGAAACAACGCCCTTGCGGACAAACTGGCGAGATACTGTCCATGTATCGTCCCAACCTAATTTGATTGAAACACGATAACCATTTGAAACTGGTAATTCGATTCCGACTGTTTCGTTGTTTTCACGAATCACGCCGACACGACCACCTGAAATTGCAAACACATTCATGTGACCGATTTGGTTAATCAATTCGTCCTCATTGAATGGACGCCCTGTTGATGTCATTTTTGTCTCCTCTCTAAGACAATCTGAGTATATCATAACTAGGGTTAGTTATTCCTGTTAATCCTTACCTGAGACACAGGAATTCCGTTAGCCTCAGCAAACTTCTTTTTTGCCTGAGCCAAGTTAGAACGCTTTTCTTTTGATTCCGCAGTTAAGTCCATGAAGGCAATACAGTTAGCAAACGCCTGTGCTAATTCCTTATGCTCTGCTGAAGCATAGATAGCCAACCACTCCGCCGCCCATCTCAAATCAGATGCACTTGGAGCCTGTGGCTTTACTTCTCCATTGACGATTGCTCGCTCGACTGTATCTTCATCGGCTGAGACAAATCTGTCGCCATAACTCCAGTTCTTGTAATCAAGAGCCATTACTTCAACCTCGCTATCTTTAAGGCGCTTTGAAATTCCTTTTCGAATTCCACCGCATAACAAGTCAAGCAAACGCCACCCTCAAAGACTTCCATCTTTTCGACGGCGACCCCGCATTTAACGCATTTCATTATCTGTCCTCCTCTCGGACTCCCCAAGTATAACACAACTGGGGTTAATAATCCCAATTAAGAAAGCCCGATTCGGCTGTCAAATCGTGGCGTGTCGGGTCAAAGTTGAGCGGAGGCGACTCAAGTTTTGGATTATTTCTAAACCCCCATTTGATATAATGACCCATAAGAGAAAGGAATACCCATGGCAGGTACAAAACCTAGGGACAGTCAGAGACAGCGCCTATACGACGCTCAGAGGCTCGCTGGCTTCTATTACAGGGGCGAGGTCATGACAATCAAAGAGGCACAGAAATTTGTCAATCAAGTTTTGTCTCATCAGAAAACCAAGAAACTCCATGAGCAGTATCGATTCCAGTTCAGCACTTATCCATCAAAGATAATCGTCGAGGCTGGTAGCGGAAACCATGCCACGATGAGAACTCGAAACTGGGAACTTGTCCGATTGATTCGATTGACCAAGGCTGGTCGAAATAAATTCATCATCCTTCATGAGATTGCCCATCACATAACTTGGGGACGAGAATCCCATGGAGCAGAGTTCGCCGATGTCTTACTTCAATTCACTACTAGGTATCTTGGAAAGCCCGACGCCGATAAATTGGCAAACGCCTTTCATGAAAAGCGGGTCAAGGTGATGACTAAATCTAAGAAAGCGAGAGTGCCAAGAAAGCGGGAAATTGAATCCGCTAGACTTGTCGCATGAAAAAACTTCAAGACATCTTAAGTCGCATGGTTGCGGTCTTTACTGTTGGCGCTCTCGGCACTCTAGGCGCTGGAGCAATCATGGGAGTTGAAACTTGGATTGCGTTATCGATGGCTGGATTATTAGCAGTCGCATCCGTGGCAGAGAGATTAGCCCGTGAATATCTTGATGACGGAAAACTAACTCTCGATGAAATCAATGGAGCGTTTAGTCCGTTTGCTAAGTCGGAAGAAGTTAATCTTTCTCCCGACGAAGAGGGTAAGTCAAAGCCCAAACGCCAAGCGTAATTAAAATAGCGTTTCCGACGATGCCCTTTGCGGTTCCGTCAAGAACAATCCAAGCAACGAACATTCCAAGTAATGTCCACAGTTGCCCAATCATGTCATTGATAAAGTTTTTCAATTTGGTCTCCTATATCCGACACCGCCGATAGCGACGGAAGCCATTGTAGTTGTAGCGATATTGCCAACGATTGTCGCGGCAATGATTGTCTTGGTTGCCTCATCTCTTTCTTCAGGTGACATATCGGCACCAAGGTTTCCAAGAGCAAAAATAAGTTGAGCAGGTGATTCAAAAATTGCTTGAAGCATTTTGGCTGGAGATTCGAGGAGTTGTAGAGCAACAGCAACCTCAGCAGTAATTACAACTTCATTACCATTCTCATCTTGGCGAACTTCAACAGGTTGTGTTGCAGGTAAATCTTCTAAAGTAATTCCAGCCTCAGCAATAGCCTCGACAGTTACCGCTTGACCATCTGCCGATTCGATAAGAGCCTCGGCAACGAGTTCTCTTTCTGCCTCAGTAAATTTTCCATCTTCGGATAAAGTCTCAGAAAGATTATTAACTTCATCTTGAGTAATCTCTCCATCTTCCATCAACGAGTCGATTACTAATTCAGCATCTTCAGGTGTAATCTCTCCATCTGTTAAAACATTTTCAACAATTTCGGAGGTAGTCTGTGGTTGTGGTTCAGTTGTGGGACTTATCGGGTCGATTTCCGTTGGGGGTTCAACGGGTTCAGGCTGAGGTGGCTCAACAGGCTCAGGCGTTGGCTCAATCTCAGGGTCGGGAGAAGGTGTCGTATCAGGATTTGGTTCAGGTTCAGGAACAGGAGTGGGTTCAGGCTCAGGGTCGGGAGTCGGCTCTACCGCAGGGGTATCGGTTGGATTCGGAACAGGGATTGGTTCGGGACTTGGTTCAGGTGACGGAAATGGAATTGGGGTAGGCGATGGCAAAGGTGTGGGTTCAGTTGTGGACGGCGAAGGTTGCGGGTTCGGTTCAGGTTGAGGAATCGGAGTTACGGAAGGTTCAGGGTTTGGAGTCGGTGAAGCCGTTGGTTCCGATGTTGGTTGAGGTGTCGGAGAAGGAGTGGCAGTTGGTTCCGTCGGTGTTGGTGAAGGAGTCACCGTTGGTTCAGGTGATGGACTTGACTCGGGTTGAGGAGATGGTTGAGGTGTTGGAGCCGTAGGTTCAGGAGTTAATTCAGGTGCAGTTTGAACTTGTTGAATGTTTGCTTGTTCTAAAGGAACAATAGTTCCATCATTAAGGCGAGCGCCTGTTCTTGGATTGTATTGAGACCAATCAGTACCCGAAATTACATAAGAGATTGCAACAGTTCCGTCGGTATTGATTGCGGCGGTAACTACGATATTTGTTGGGGCTACCGAAGTTGTCTGATTCCAAATTGGTCTTGCTGATAAATCAACTTGAAATCCACCATCACTTGAATTGATGATGAGGTGTTCGTCATTGCGCTGGTTTGGATAGACAACCCAGTCGATTGAGGCTACCGAAATACTTGGGGTTGATGGATATGTCCAGTAAGTTCCATCAGGTTGTCCAAAGGTAATAACGCTATTTGTCGTTGAATAAACTCTATCGAATTCAACGCCGTCATAAGTGATAGAGGTCGTTATTGGGACTTGGTAAGAAACATCATCTCCACCACAGGTCACTAAAGTCGTGACAGTTGCGGTTTCACCCTCGGGGGTTGGAGTAGCGGCGGAAGCGATAGTTGCCGCTTGAGCAGAATTGACGCAAGAGGCTGAGGCTGAATCTACGGGTAGAAGAGTCCACCAAAAAACCAATGAGCAGATGGCGAGAACACGGACGAGGCGCAATTTTGACCCTTTGAACAGGGGTCACGGGGACACGGGGACACGAACTAGGGCTAATTGTACCTTGTGGATAATTCATGCTAAACTGGGGTTGTAAATACGAGAGGAGTTCCAATGAGCGTGACCAAAGAGTTCGCGGTCAAGATTGATACAGAGTTGTCATCTTGGTACGACAAGCGTTGGAATTTAGTCAGCAAACTAGAAACTGCTGAAGATACAAAAAAGTTTTACGAGAAGCATTATGCAAACAGAGTCGAAGAGATTCAAAAAGCAATAAACGAGATTACTGGCATCAAGGTGGAAATCGCCAAGGTCAATATCGAGATTGCTAGATTGAACAACATTTATAGCCAAGACCCTTGGACAAGAGCGTTCTTAGTTCTTGCCAGCAATGGTCATGTTCACAGTTCAATGGATTGCAATACTTGTTTTCCAACTACTAGATACAACTGGTTGATTCAGTACAGCAACGACGATGAGAAAACTATTGTCGAAGATGCTGGTCAAGACGCTTGCACAATTTGTTACCCAAGCGCTCCAGCCGATGTTTTGAATCGTCCATCACGAATCGTTACAGCGGACAAAATTGCAAAGGCTCAAGCCAAGGCTGAGAGAGATGCAAAGCGTGAGGCAAAGTTAGCCAAGGAAAAAGCCAACGCTCCAACAAAGAGCGGTGAGTTCCTTTACTTCAAAAAAGGTAAGTACACAGAGGTAATCAAAACAGAAAGAACAGCGGTTTCTGAATGGCTTAACAATCAATACTGGATTTTGAATTCCAATAACCCTGAATCACAGGAATCTAAAAAGCAGGTTAATGAAATCATCTGCCAAAATCTTGCAGAGAAGAACGGCGTGTCATTTGACCAGCAGTTGAAAATCCTTCAGAATAAGTACAAGAAGAGGGGGGACAGATGAGTCAAGTAGAAGAGTTAATGGCAAAGATGGTTGCTGAATACAGCGAGCCATTAAACGCTGACTTAATTCCATACCTCGAAACCAGCGATGCTGGATGGTCGATGTTGCGTCACCCGCTTGTTTATCAGGTGCCATTCTTTTCAAACGGTAGTGCCAATGCTTACTACCAACAGAAAAAAACAGCAGTTGAGCAAGTGTTAGAAAAAAAGAACTACAAACAATTTGTTTGGTTATTCGAGCGCCCTTATCGCGTCGAGGCTTTTATCAAGATTGCTGACAAGTTAAGCGATACTGATTACTGGAGAGTTCTTAGCGATATTTGGATTGATACAGAGAATCAATACGCATACCTCAAAGAGTGGAAAAAGTTGTTGGCTTCAAAGCGCTCTAATCGTCATTACATGATGACCGAAGAAGAGGACAACATCTTGCGCTCGCTCGCTCAAGAGGTAACTATCTATCGTGGATGCCAAAAAGGTATTAACGAGGATGGATTGTCATGGACTTTAGATAAGTCCAAGGCACAGTTTTTTGCCAATCGTTTTGGCAAGAAGGGAATCATCTTAGAGAGGAAGATTCCTAAGTCAGACATCATCGCGGTCTTGACGGGGCGCAATGAATCCGAAGTTATATGGGAGGAGAAAAAATGAAATGTTTTACTTGCGGTAGCGAGATAAGACTGACAATGATTAAAGGAAAAACCTATTGCTTCAGATGCGAACCTGATGCTTCAATGGTTCAGTACGGAGTGATTCGACCAGTCAAAGAGAGGACAGCATGAAAACTATCAATGATGAAATCGGCTTTATCGAAAAGCGATTACTGAGAAAAGGATACCGATTGACCCCCAAGGGACGCAGTTGGGCAGAAAATCTTGAGGCAATGGTTTTCCTAGGTGGACTCCTGCTTATTTTCGGGATTGTAGGGTCAATAGAGACTGGTAGGTGGTTTGGATGAATCTACTATCACGCCTAGGGCGAAACAATCCTCTACTGGTCTCTGAAGGCTCATTACGGGCTATTCGTAAGGCGCAGTTGGAGAAAACCCTTGCTGAAGAGGCTGATAAGCGACGCGCTCGGAAAAAGGCTCGAGAGTTCAAGTTGAATTCTTAACCCCAGTAGGGTATACTTTGAATTGTCCGAGAGGAGGACATGAAATGACAACTTCAGTCATTGAGAAGAAAAAGGCTCTTACAAAAACTCAATGTAAGAAAATTTATGTTGAAGCATACGAGGCTGGTCTTGCGGCTGGCAAAGATGCAGATACTCCAAAGTTTGTAGTTGGTACACCAACTACTCCATTTGGGGACGATATTGATTTCAACAAGAAAACTTACATCCTTGATGGTCTTTGCGGATTCGCTTGGGTAAACATTTCTCCAGCGCGAGGTGCGTTTGTGAATTGGTTAAAGGCTCAAGGGATTGGTAGCAAAGGTTATTACGGCGGTTACGAAATTTGGGTTCGTGAATTCGGACAGAGCGTAGACCGTAAAGCGGCTTTTGCTGGAGCGTTTGCTCAAGTGCTTGGGAAATACGGAATCGAAGCGAGCGCTGGTAGCAGACTTGACTAAGTAACAAAATAGAATTCATCCCGTCGGTCTCTTCTTAGATTGGCGGGATGAATCGCATAATCACTTTCTAACCTTTCTTGGTTATGCGTGGGGTATCATTTACGCGGGTACCCAATAGTTCGGTGGCGTAGTAGCGCCTGTTGCGCGTCCGTCCTCTCTCTAGCGTGACTTTCATCGCTCCGCCACCGAACGCCCATCCTTGACACTCATTCATATTCATGATGTACCCTTAAACAAGGTTCGCAAAACACCTACTCGCCAAAGTGAGGTCAGTCCAATACTGACAACATAGAAGCGCTACACCCAGTAGCGAATAAATGTTCACCCCTAACAATGGAGGAATATGCGATTCTATGAAAAAGTTATTTCGAAACCAGTTCCAGTCGCATTATTTATACTTGGATTTATAGTCCTCAATCCATTTCACATCCCACCTGACGAACCAGCCCAAGCGGCTGAAGTAATCATGAAACCAATCTTGGTGGAACGAACACCTGAAGCATCTAAAGAGTTCGCTCAAAAGCGTCTCGATGCTTATGGTTGGGATACTCCCGCTCAATGGGAATGTTTGCTATCGCTATGGACCAAAGAATCAAACTGGCGTCCAAACGCATACAACAAAACACCCGTATACCAAAATGGAGAAAAACTTAACGCTGGCGGTATTCCGCAGATACTCGGACTTGACCCTGACTTATCAGTTGAGGAGCAAGTAACGCGAGGACTCCTTTATATCGAGCATAGATATTCCAATCCTTGCTCGGCGTGGCGTTTTTGGGAAAGAAATTTTTGGTACTAACCTCCCCAAATGGGAATTGAAGAAGAACAAAAAAGACCTTCAGCAATAGACGATGCGCTTGCGGAAATCGGGCGCATCGCTTTTGTTGAACCTGCAATTTGTACGGGATGGGTTTTAGTATCTGAATGGATGGGCGAAGGCGATAAGGATTACTGGACACTCACTCTTGCTGATGACCAAAATCCTGATTGGCGTCACCTTGGATTAGTTCATCATGGGCTAAAGAATTGGGAGGGAAATGATGATGTCGGACTTCGAGATAAACCAAGCGAAGATTGAAGAAGAAAGATTACAGTTACTCAATGATTTAATCAGGGAGCGTTTTGGCGATTGGGCGACACGCAAAGATGTTCCAATCAAAGATAATCAAGAAGTCTCAAGATAACATTTATACATGGGTTCATTTACATCTAAAGCGCCATGCCGTGAGGCAGACCCTTGGCTCTTTGACCAATTTAATTTAGATTTAGCGCAACCAGCACTCAACTATTGTTCTCGATGTATTTTTTGGGGAGAGTGTGAATCTCTAGTACAGCCTAAGCCTAGTTTTTATGATGGAGTAGTTGCTGGCAAGGTATGGCGAAATGGAAGAATTGTGGCTAAGTTAGACGCCTCTTCCCCCTATCGTCTAATTGTTGGAGAGGAACCCGATGAAGATATTGATGCCATGGAATTTCGAGGGAGCGAGTTGTTGGGGGATAGAGACGAACTATTTTTTTCCCGAGAAGAATGAGATAACTGAGGAGAATAAAAAAGTAAAAAAGATTTGTAATGGATGTTACTGGAAAGAAGAATGTCTGACCTATGCGTTACATTACAAAGTAGTCGGCATTTGGGGTGGAAAATCTACTAAAGAACGCGACAGTATAAGAAAACAACTAAACATAATCGCCAAATCAATATCCAATGAAAGGCATATAGCATGACAGCAATAGCAATAGCAGGAAACCTAGCAAGCGACCCTGAGTTGCGTTTTACTCCTAACGGTAAAGCAATGGCAACTTTTACAATTATTTCTTCTAAATCACAAAAGAAACCTGATGGCACTTGGGAAAATACCGATGTCACTCCATGGTCAATTAAGTGTTGGAATAAACTCGCTGAGAATGTAGCGGACTCTTTGAAAAAGGGTATGGGTGTAATTATCCAAGGGACGGCAGTTTGGGAATCTTGGGACGATAAAACCACGGGAGAGAAAAAGGGCAAGATGACCGTGACCGCTTTTAATGTGGGAGTGGACTTGAAGCGCCACACAGTTCATGTAGTCGATGTACGCCGTAACGCTGAAGGCGATAGCGAGATTGACCCTTGGAGCGCTCCAACTTGGAAGAAAGAACCCGAGGTTCCTGAATCGTTTCCTTTCTAACCCTGATGTAGTATTATTGGGGTTGATAAACTCTCGAAAGGGGTTGTAAATGGCTTGGACAGATTTCTTCACAGAAAAATTGTCAGGTTCTAAAGTAGTTGTTGATTCAGACGGTAAACCATTTATTTCAAAAGAAATTGCTCTAAAAGAGTATATTGAGATTGAATTAAACATTCAGGAAAATGCTTTGCCTTACAACATCTACTTCCGTCGTTTTGATGCTATCGGTGGCGAACTAGAAAACCGTCTATTTGCTCAGGTTGGCGACAGAGAATTGGCTTTGAAATCTTCTTTAGACATTGCTAACAAAAGACTAAACTCTTTTGAATTTGTCCTAGACGGAGAATAAAAAGGCTAAATTCGCTTAACGGTATAATCTACGGGTGTACGATAACCTTTCACCCAATAGTGAAGGAGTCGTGTCTGTTTTAGGGGCTTTCGCTATTCAGACTCACGAATTATTTTCGGAGTTAGTAAACGCGGGATTCAATCAAGAACAGGCAATCGCAATCGTCGTAGGATTAGCAACCAAAGAGGCAGAGGGTTAAATGGCTGAGAAAATAACGCCTGATTTACAAGAGTTCGGCTCTACTGGTCTGCGTCGTTCGGGCGGAACTGTCTTTGAAGAATTTTTAGTTAATCTCCGTGGACAACGCGGAGCGAGAATCTATCGTGAGATGGCGGACAACGACCCGACTATCGGCTCGATGTTATTCGCAATCGAAAAAGTTATTACTCGTCTTGAATGGCGCATAGACCCTTATTCAGATAATTCTAAAGATGGAGAGATTTCTCCTGAAGATAAAGAAGTTGCGGCGTTCGTAGAATCTTGTTTACACGATATGAGCGAGTCTTGGGACTCTGCTTTATCTCAAATGCTTTCGATGTTGGTCTTTGGTTATTCATACCATGAGATTGTTTACAAAATCCGCGAAGGTGATAACGAAAACCCACAGCGTAAATCTAAATTCAATGATGGTCGTATCGGCTGGCGCAAGATGCCAATTCGCGCCCAAGAAACTTTATTCCGATGGATGATGGATGAAGATGGCGGTATTCAAGGAATGGTTCAAGTAGACCCTTCCTCGGGCGGTATCCACCACATTCCAATCGAAAAGTCTTTGCTATTCCGTACCAGTTCACAGAAGAATAACCCTGAAGGTCGTTCTATTCTTCGTAACTCATATCGCTCTTGGTACTTCAAGCGCCGTATTGAAGAGATTGAAGCAATCGGTATTGAGCGCGACTTAGCAGGTTTACCAGTTGCTTATGTGCCACCTGAGTTTCTTTCATCAACAGCAACTACCGAGCAAGCATCAGTATTAGCGACAATTCAAAATATCGTTACATCTATCAAGCGTAACGAGCAAGAAGGAATCGTCATGCCTTCTATGTATGACGACCAAGGACATAAGGTATTTGATTTAGTTCTTCTATCTTCAGGCGGTTCTCGTCAGTTTGATACAGACAAGATTATCCAGCGTTATGACCAAAGAATTGCAATGTCAATCCTTTCTGACTTTATTCTCCTTGGTTCTGACCGAGTTGGTTCTTATGCCCTTGGTACATCCAAGATGGATTTGTGGTCAATGGCGGTTGATTCAATCGCTAAGAACATCGCTGAAGTAATCAATCAACACGCAATTCCTCGTTTATTAAAACTAAACGGTATGGATGTTTCTCGCGCTCCTTATCTAACTTATGGTGAAGTAAGCCATGTTGATTTGAATGAGATTGCTGGATTTGTTGGAGGCTTAGTACAAACAGGCGCAATAGTTCCTGACCCTAAGTTAGAAGAGTATCTTCGCGATTTGGCTGGATTACCACCTGCTGAACATGATGGACAGAATTTTGGTATGCCTCCAATGCCTGAAGGCGAAGGGCTTCCTCCAATGCCTGAAGAATCAACTACATCAGGCGAAGAAGAATTACCTCCCGCTCCTACACAAACTGAGGCTCCGAAACTTCCTGAAGTTGGTTAAAGATGGCAATTCATTTTGCGAAAGCGCGAAATAAGCGAGTTCCTTTAACACCTCAAGAACAAGAACTTGCTCGCACTCTTTATCAATCAATTCAGCGAGCCACAGATAAAATCTCTATGAGACAACTTGAATCGTTGCTTCGCAATATGAATCCTGAAACTTTAGAGCGTTTGTTATCAAGCATAACTATTGCTAACCAAAAGAGTATCCAAGAATCTTTATTAAATTCGATTGACCTAGGTGGTAAAGATGCCATCAAACAAATTCAAAAGATTGCTCCTAAATTAGCCCTTCCAGCCTTCTCGCCTTCTAAGGTAAAGATTGATAATCGACAGGCAATGGCTAACCTTGAATTCACAAAACTTCCTACATGGGCGCAATCTAAACCACCCAAAGTTGAATTCACTATGTCATTTAATAAAACAAACCCAAACTCTTTAGCCTTTGCTCAACGCCGTGCTGGAGAACTTATTACCTCGATTGACGCTTTAACCCGTAATTCAATTCGTAAAGCAATCATTGACGCCTTTAATGAAGGCTTGGATTACAGAGCAACAGCCCGAAGAATTAAAAGTGTCGTAGGGCTACATCCAAGATGGGCTGATGCAGTAACTAATTTTGAAAAAAGAGAGTTTGCCCGATTAGTCAAAAGCGGAATGAAAGAAGAGACTGCTCGCGCTCGCGCAATAGAACGCTCTACCCGCTACTCAGATTCTCTCAAGAGCAAAAGAGCAACAATGATTGCTCGAACAGAGATTCAGATTGCTCAAAATGAGGGGCGCTACGAAGGTTGGAAGCAAGCATCAGAACAGGGTTATGTAGATGTTGAATCACAGAAGATGTGGATTATTGCTCAAGATGAACGCACTTGCGAAATTTGTTCTGAATTAGATGGCGAAATAGTTCCTTGGAACGAAACATTTTCTAGCGGACATGAAACTCCAGGCAGAGTTCATCCTAATTGTCGTTGCACCATGGTAATCATTCCACCTGAGAGACGCTCATGAGTATTACAATCGCATTTCCACTTGGATATAAGCCAGTAATTAAACACGGAGACCACGACCAGTCTAGCCATGGTGCTTGGGCTTCAGGAATCATGAATGACCTTGTTACTTTAGGTAATTTCAATGAAGAGGAGTTGGGAGAAAGTTCACAAAATCTGTATTTTGAAACATACGGGATTAAAACTGATGGCAGTAAAGAACCCGTAGGAATCTCCCGTAATCAAATAGAAAGTTTGAACTCCTACACAGGAGAGGGATATACAAAAATAAATGCTTTTTTGCGCGGGCGAGGAGATAGTGGAAGCGACCCATTATCAACAACAGAAGGCAAAATTTCTGATTTAGATAAACTTATAGAAGATTCACCCGATATGTTCGGAGACAAAAATTTATATCGAGTATTTGATAAAAACCTAATAGATACTCTAAAAGAAGGAGACATTTTGACAGACAAAGGATTTATGTCTACAACTAGAGTTGATATAACAAGTGATGAGGGTCAAGAAGTATTGCAAAACTTACAGTTGATTCGCTTAACAGAAGATAGAGCCTCAATTATTTTGCCAAGTGAGTCTAAAAAAGGCAAAGGTCTTGCAGTCGATTATCTTAAAAATTCTGTTTCAGATTTGTTCACAAATGTAGCAACAGCAAATAATGAAAAAGAAGTATTATTGCCACGCAATACTTCTCTCAAATTCCAAGGCTATAAAAAATTGAATGAGGGAACGGACAATGCCATGGAGATTGCAGTCTTTCAAAGGATGGACAAATGAGTAGATTCATAACCATGCTTGGGGATGTTGAGATAACCCGAGCCAAAGATGTTAAAAAACATGGAGACCACGACCAAAGTTCTCACGGTGCTTGGGCTACGGGAGTTGGCTATAAAGATTCAGATGAACACCCCAAATACGATTCTGCTGAAAATGGCGTAAATGTTGAATACTATACAAGTGTCGGGTCTTGGGAAATTAACGGTCTGCTTAGAACTGGAAAAGTACCTGAAGATTCAAATTCTAATAAAGGAGAAATTCGTGACTATATTAAATCTCTTGATACCGAAATAAGTAAAACTTCAACACCTAGAGATTTAGTTTTATTTAGAGGAACTTCGGGAACTGGAACTGAAGTTTTTGAAAAACTTAAAGTAGGCGATATTTATATTGACAAAGGTTTTGTTTCAACTACTTTAGATATAGCCGTTGTACCTGAATTTATGTCTACGGCTACGGGCGGGAGATACGATTCAAGACCAATAGAAAAAGGATATGTTTTAGAAATAAGCGTTCCTAAAGGCAGTAAAGCCTTATCAGTCAATAGTTATTTTAGAAATGTAAGTGGCAGATATGGACCAAGCGACGATATTCGTAAAGAGGATGAACATATTTTGCCACGCAACACAAAATTTAGAGTGGATAGCATAAGTAGTATTGATGTTCGAGGTCTAAAAGATAAACTTATTAAAGTATCGGTGGTAGATGATGGCAAGTAAATATGTTTATGCCGAATCAGACGATATTGAAATCCTTATATCTAAGCACGGCGACCATGACCAGTCTAGTCATGGCTCATGGGCGAAGGGAGTCCAAGTAGCCCCTGAGATTGTCCGCTCAACCCTTGAGAGGGTCAAGGAGAATGGCGGTCTCTCAGTAAGCCTAAAGGACGGTTCTGAGCCTACTAAGGGGTTCATGGTTGCCAAAGGTAAGAAGTTCGCGGCGATAGTCAAGGCTGACGAATTTTTTGATGAGGCTAAGGGCGCTGAGATTCTTTCCTCCTATATGAAGCAACATAAATCAGAGTTCAATAATTCGAATAACTACCTAGGTTTATGGCACAATACTGATGATGGACAGGTTTACCTTGATGTTTCAGAAAACATTGAGGACGAGGGGGAGGCTATCTCTCGGGGTCGTGAACGCGACCAAATCTCAATTTGGGATGTAGCAAACTTCAAAGAGATAGAAACAGGAGGAACAGGTGGCATCGAAAAAACTCGAAGCGGTACAACTGCCCGATATGTCGAACATGACAGACGAGCAGATAGACGCTTACGCCAAAGAGATTTGGGCGAAGTTAGCAAAAGGCAAGAACGAGTCAAAGTAATTTATTTTGATTATGGATTAAAACCCGTATTCAAACACGGGGAACATGACCAGTCCGAACACGGTAACTGGGCTAGAGGTTTTACTGAAGATGAAATTGCTCGCATAGAAGAAATGCGCGGTGTTGGTCCATCTTTAGAGGACTTAGATAATGTCATGAAAGATATGGAAGTTGAATTTAGTGATGAGCGATTAAAACTTACTGTTGAAAATGACAGCGACTTTTATAGAGAAGCAACTCAAGATATTGATGAAAAGGTTGCTGAACGCCTTAAAAACCTACAAGAAGAATTTCCTAACCATGAATATAGTGAGCAAGAAAAAGCAACCATCTATGAAGATGTACAAAACGAGATGATTGATGAGTATGTAGAAAATTACAGAGATATGCTGACTGAATACGAAACACTTAATTCAGGCGAAACAGGCGGTACCCAACAAGACCCTGAAGAGTTAGTTCCGTATTTTGACGAGGTTTTTGGAGTTAGCCATACGGGTACTCACCCTGATGGTCGTGAAATAACTTTGACCGCAAACATCGGTAGCGTGTTTAGAGACGGAAATAGTATTTATGTCCGTGGAGATATTGTCGATGAAAACGGCGATATGGTCGGAGAACTTAGCCGAAGATTTTTTAATGAAAACGGTATATGGAATGTTGAACACGAAGTCCTAGCAATTCCTGACCCTGATTATCAAGGTACAGGTTTTGGTAAAGCACTCATTGAGCAATCTGAGGCTTGGTACACAGCAAGAGGTATGGGATATATTCAAGTTGGAACAGCATGGGATGGCGCTCGCCATTGGGCGCGAGCAGGTTATGACTTTGCGCCTGGGAAGGTTGCTGACAGTCTACAAACGATTGCTAACAATGTTGAATATGTAGATGGATTCGAAAGAGGCACTCCAGCAAGAGCGGAGTACGATGCTTTGATGAGTAGAGCAACAAATAATTATCAACCTGATTTTACAGATGAAAGTGGTAATCAATACCCCGCTTGGGATTCAGTTAAAGATATAAAAGAAGATGGTTTTCCCCTTCCTGCTCATTTTGCAAACATTGGTTACACAGAGGGCGCAAGAGATTGGGCTGGCAAGAGTTTGATGTATGACTTGAGATTGAAGTATGTAAAGTCATTGACTGCTGAAGGTCAGAAACTATTAGAGGGTCCTATCGACCATGATGGCGATGGATTGATTTATGACGGAACAGCGCGTGAGAAGCCAGCACCTACTGGCGGAAAGAACTAAACTGGGGTATAATTAAACTATGGCTATGAGTAGACGAGAAACCCAAAAGGCTATCCAAGAGGCTTATTCAAAATGGGCTGAGAAGGTTCAATTTACTTCTTACACAGGCGCCGATGAAGCCGATGAAACAATACTTATGCAAGAAATTCAAACCATACTTCAAGGAAATAAACCCGAGTAGTAATACCATCCGCTATTCTTAGAACATGGCGGATATTGCTCCTAAACTGATTCATCTAAGCGCTGAGAAACTACTCGCGCTTCATGAGAATGTCCATAAATCAGCGTCTCCAACCTCGGCTGAAATTGAGGTTCATCACACCATTCTCAATGAGATGGCTAGACGCAAGATGGAACGCCCAAAGGATGATTGGGATAAGTACGAGATTCTTATAGATTCAATCGACAATGTAGACCTAACTAGCCTTAACGGATTACCAGCCGAGACCATCCTTGATGTCATAAAAACAACAGGGGATACAACTGGCAATATCAAAACTTTCTTAACAGTTGATGGCTACCAAATGCGAGTAGAGGCTGTTGAAAAAAGAATTGCTCAAGAAGATGGTAAATGGATTGTTTACAATGAAGAAGGAACTAGAAGTTTTGGAAGTTATGATTCTAAAGAAGAGGCTGAAGAACGCTTAAAACAAATTGAGTTTTTCAAAGCCGAGGGAGATTACAAACCACCTAAGTCTGTTAGAGAAGCGGCGCAAAGAGCGATTGAATGGATTGAGGCTGGTCTTGCTGGAGATGGTTTTACTTCAGTCGGTAGAACTAGAGCAGGTCAGTTAGCCCGTGGAGAAAACATTAGCATTGAAACTTTGAAAAGAATGAAATCATTTTTTTCTCGACACAAAGTTGATGGACAAGCCCTTGGATTTAATCGTGGCGAAAAAGGATTCCCTAGCGCTGGTCGAGTGTCATGGGATGCTTGGGGTGGAGATGCTGGATTCGCATGGGCAGAATCAATGGTGGAGAGATATGAAAATCAAGTCAAAAAACACGGAGACCACGACCAATCTGAACACGGAAGTTGGGCTACTGGAGGTAGCGGTGGAGAAGATAAAGGTTCTACTGGTCGTCCCTCTATGGCACCCGATAAAAAAGCATCCGCAGAAAGAAGCCCTGACGCAGTTAAACAAGCACAGAGAATTAGAAGAGATGCTGAAGCAGTTGAGCCAGTAGTTACATCTTTGATGGAGGGAATCGCTAAATCTATTGATGCTGATTTTGCCGAATTAGATGGCAAGAGTTCTCTTGTAAATAGATTAAAGTCCACAGATTCTCTCGCACGAAAAATTGACCAAGATGCAGAAAAGGATTACGGCGGAGATAGAGAAAAAGCGGCAAACGCACTTTCTGATGCTGTTCGCTACACACTCAATGTTGATGATAATAACTACACAGACGGCGTAGAAAAAGCGATTAAGTCTGTTGAAGAAACTGGTTGGAAAGTTGAATCAGTTAAAAACTTTTGGCAAGCAGGTGACCCTTATGACGGTACCAACATTAAAATTAGCAAAGACGGGGTAAAGGTTGAATTACAACTTCACACCCCAACATCTCATAAAGTTAAAGAAGTAGATTTACATGATGACTATGAGGTTTATCGAGTTTCCAAAGACAACACAGAGCGCAAAGCCCTGTGGGATTCGATGGTCAATAAGGCTAAGGCAATCCCTAGACCAGCGAACATGGGCAAACTATTGACCCTTGGAACGCTAGTTACACAGACTTTTGAGACCGCACAGCAAGCAGGTTTGGTAAAATCAACGGGGGTTGATATAATGTGGACAATAACGAGAGGAGGTATAGCCGTATGCGGTATTTCGCAAAACTAGGCGCAAACAACGAAGCGATAAACATTTATCGTTTTGAGGTGGGCGAGACGACCATTACTGAGGACAGATGGGACATTCGAAGCAAGGCTTGGGTGGATAACCCTGATGCTGATGTAGTTCGCTATCTAACCCAAGGCGAAGGTGAATTCCAAGAAGTTACTGAGGATGTAGCCCGTCAAATTTTTCCTGATGTATTTAGTGAAAATGCTACAAAGGCTTTAGGTAAGTTTGACTTGCAAAAAGCAGAAGGTGAAAAGCGATACACGCTTGGAGCAATGTATATCCCTGATATGGAAGATGCTCACGGTGAGTGGACAGATTCCGAAGAATTACAAAGAGCGGTTTGGGATTATGTAAGAAGTAATGACCGTCGTATCCGTTTACAACATAACCGTGATGTAGTTGCTGGAGAATGGGTTGAAGTTATGGCTTTCCCTTATTCATTAACAGTTCCAATCAAAACACCTAATGGTCAAGACTTAGAACATACATACCCACCCAACACAGTTTTCCTTGGAGTCATTTGGGAACCGTGGGCGTGGGAAATGGTCACCGAAGGAAAAATTCGTGGCTATTCAATCGGCGGAAAAGCAGAGCGTTTATTCGTTGATATAGACTTAGAAAAGAATGACCCAACTGTGTCGGATGTACACATTGATACAATTATGTCCCCTTCAAAGAAAAAGCCAAAGAAAGAAGAGACTGTATGAAAAAAGACCTTAGAATGTTAGACGAATTACGCAAAGGACCTTTGGCTGGTATGGACGAGGACGAGTTCAAAATGATTGAAGCGGATGTCCGTAAGTTTGGCTTTAAGGGGCTTAGTGGCTACGCAAAATCTATGGTCATGGAGGCTATGCGCCGTTTAGGAACCACTATCAATAAAGCGGTTGAAGGAAAGTTAATTGAATTTAATAAAAGCATTTCTGTTGGAGATAAAGTAAGTTGGAATTCTTCAGGAGGAAGTGCCGAAGGAAAAGTATTACGAATTGAACGCTCAGGAAAAATCAATGTTCCTGATTCATCATTCGAAATTGAAGGCACAGAAGATGACCCTGCGGCGTTAATTGTCCTTTATCGTGATGGTAAACCAACTGATACTAAAGTTGGGCATAAAGTTTCAACACTAAAAAAAAAGTAGTTCTTGAGAAGCACGGGGACCATGACCAATCAAGTCATGGCGACTGGCGCAATGCCGATGATTCTGAAGGTGAAGATTCATCAGAACCAAAAAACCCAAAACAAAATTTTGTTCCATACGATGATGACTCCGAAGGTGAGTTTGCAGATTTAGATTACGATGACCCAAAATGGATGGACACAATGGATTACCCAAGAAAGAAGAAGTAATGCCAAGCGTTATTGATGACACGATGCAAGTTCTTAAATCTATTGGTATCGAGTCTTATCGAGTTTCAACCCCGCCTGGGTACGCTGGAATCCAAGTAAATCTACCTAATGATTCTCAAGCATTTTTTGTATGGACAAAGATAGACACAACTGATTATCACTTCAGATTGGCTCGGTTTTGGGCTAACGAGAATCCATTTTCAATGTGGGTCTCCCCGAACTTAATTGAAGCCTTGGCAAAGACAAGGGTTTTAGCAAACCAATAAAAGGCTTGAATTACACTTATGGTATTCTTCATCTGTCAAGACCCGAGGTTAGTTTTATTAGCCCTATGCTAAAAGACTACCCTCTAGTTTGTTAGGAGCATAAATGTCAAAACCCCGTACCCGTAAAATGGTGAATTTAGCCATCGAGGAAACGAGTGGAGTAGACCATCCAGCGCACTTACATGAAGGTTGGCTTGTTATGAAGTCAGCATCCGAATCTGAAGTTCAGAGGGTTCTCGACAAATCGCTGACCGAGGAGGACTCCAATATGGAGGAAACAACTACCACGGCACCTGAAGAGCAGGTTGAAAAAACCGTTGAGGAAGAACTAGCGATGGCGCAAGCCCGTATCGCTGAACTCGAAGCCAAACTCGCCGACAAGGAAGAAAAGCCTGAATTGGAAGTTGAAATGGCGATGGGTCAAGACTCAAAGGAACCAAAGAAGGAAGAAGAGGACTACATGAAGTCCGCTCCTGCTCCAGTTGTCAAAATGATTGAGGACTTGAGAAAGCAAGCAGAATCAGCAACCGCTGAACTTCGCAAAGAACGCGAAGCCCGTGCTGACGCTCAAGCCGTTGAAAAAGCAAAGGGTTGGGCTAATCTCAATCTCAATGCTGAAAAAGTTGGACCAGCGCTTCGTCGCTTGTCCGAAACAGATTCAGAACTAGCAAAGAGCGTAGAAGAAATTCTTTCTTCAGTTAATGCTCAGGCTGAATCAGCATCTATTTTTGCAGAAATCGGCAAATCTGCGGACTTCAAATCAGGCAATGCTTATGAGCGTATGACTACGCTTGCTAAGTCTGCCGTTGATGAGGGTGTAGCAAAGTCTTTCGCTCAGGCGATGGCTGATGTTGCGTCAAAAAACCCTGACCTTTACAGCCAATACCTATCCGAGAAAGGTGCCTAAAACATGGCATACGAAATCTCTAACTACTCGGTAAAGGTCACCCTCGTTGCAGGTGCCGACCTTTCCAGTAAGCAGTACAACTTCGTCAAGTTGAATTCATCAGGAGAAGCAGTCGCTATTGCGGCTATTACTGATGTTCCAGTTGGCGTTTTACAAAATGCTCCAACTTCAGGACAAGAAGCAGAAGTTCTTGTTTCAGGTGGAACTAAATTAGTAGCAGGGGAAGCAATTACCCTTCCAGCGTTCTTGAGCGTTACCTCAGCAGGTAAGGCAGACAAGATTGCTGTAACCGATACCACTCAATATGTTGTAGGTCAGGCACTTACAGCGGCAGGAGCCGATGCTGAAGTCATCACCGCCGTTGTTAATTGCTCAAACCCAACAAGAGCGAACTAAGGGGGCTAATTAAAAATGCCACAGCCAAATATCAATTCCGTCCATGTGGACGCAATTCTTACAAATATCTCGGTTGCTTACTTACAGAACCAAGATAACTTTATCGCAGACAAGGTATTCCCAGTAATCCCTGTCGATAAGAAGAGCGATAAATACTTTACTTACACCAAGAACGATTGGTTCCGCGATGAGGCTCAACGCCGTGCGCCTGGAACTGAATCTGCTGGTGGCGGTTACAATCTTTCAACTGGAACTTACTCAGCAGATGTTTGGGCGTTCCACAAAGATGTAGATGACCAAACAGTTGCTAACGCAGACGCTCCTCTAAACCCTCTTCGTGAGGCAACAGAGTTCGTTACTCGCCGTTTGATGCTTCGTCGTGAACTACAATGGGTTTCAGATTTCTTTGGAACTGGTGTATGGGCTGACGATGTAACTGGCGTTGCTGGCGCACCATCTTCAGGACAGACAAAGCAATGGTCTGACTACACATCATCCGACCCAATCTCAGACATTGAGGCTGGAAAGGCTGAAATCTTGGGCAACACAGGAATGGAAGCAAACACTTTGGTTCTTGGATACGATGTATTCAAGTCACTAAAGAATCACCCTGACCTTGTAGACCGCATCAAGTACACATCTTCACAGACAATCACAACCGATATGTTGGCCGCAATGTTCGACATTCCTCGCGTTATGGTTGCAAAGGCAGTTAAGGCAACAAACGCTGAAGGTGCCGCAGAGGCATACGGATTCGCTCATGGTAAGAAGGCTCTTCTTTGCCATGTTGCTCCACAGCCTGGACTACTAACCCCTTCTGCTGGATACACATTCGCATGGACTGGTGTATCAGGCGGACTTGGCGCAACTATCGGAACTTCACAGTTCCGTATGGAATCCATCAAGTCAGACCGAGTTGAAGCAGAAATGGCTTTTGATAACAAAGTTATTTCTTCTGACCTTGGCTACTTCTGGAACACAATCGTCGCTTAATTAGTTAAACGAAGGGGGTGAGGCTTTTCATGGTCTCACTCCCTTCCTTTATTTAGGAGAAAAAATGGCATTAGTAAACAGACTTACAAAGGGTGAAGCGGCAGTCGGCGCTCTACAAATTGGCGACAACGACACCGTATACGGTATCGAGTTCGGCACGGTAGCAATCGACCCTGCTAACCTCAATGCAACAACTCGCGGTGCAACAACATTCACATTAACTGGTGCGGCTACAACTGACATCATTATTGTGAACCCACCATCAGACTTGAATGATGATTTGATTTTTGCTGGAGCGGCTGTCACAGCGGCGGATACAGTAACTATCTATCTCTACAATCCAACAGCGGGAGCAATCAATCAGGCAGAAGCAACATTCTCATACTGCTGGATTGACACAACTGCGTAATATGAAAGCACAAATTCTTAAATCAATGATTGTTGATGGTCGCAAACTTGTGGCTGGAGACATCGTAGAAGTAAAAGGTTGGCGCCATGCTAAGGCTTTGGTAAATAACCGCTACATCAAATTGATTGAAGAAGATGTAGTTGAAGAAAAGGTAGCAGAGGCTTCAAAGCCAAAGGCTACAAAGAAAACAAAAGAAGTCGCTGAATAGTGCAAAAGGGCGATTCGGTAAAATGAGTCGCCCTTTTCTTTCTTAGGAGTTTATATGGCTGTATCACACGCAAGAGTTTCAGTAGGAACTACCGCTACTAAACTTACTTCAGACTATGATGGCAAAGACGGTCAGACCATCAATGTTCAAAATCCCGCAGGTGGAGCAGATGTTTTTCTTGGTGGCGAAGGCGTCACTACGACAAGTTATGGATACCTGCTTAAGGCTGAAACAAGTTTTTCGGTAGAACTTCAAGACGATGAAAAACTTTACGCCGTAGTTGCATCATCAACACAGACTGTAAATATACTTCGTCAAGGTGCCTAATAAATGGCTCTTCCGACAACATTATCTACCTGTACGGTTGTTGGGACTTATGTAGATTTGAGCGGTAACCCTGTTCGTGGCTCAATCAATATCACCCCACAGACGATTCTAAAAGAGGTCACAGAGAATGTAATTATCATTCCTGTTGTAATCCAAAAAACTTTTGATGCCACAGGTTCTTTTTCTGTTGTTTTACCAGTAACTAGCGATACAGATGTAACACCTCAACCTTTTATTTATACTTTTGAAGAAAATTTTACAGGCGGACGCACAATCGAATTGGCTTTGCCTTTATCGGTAGCAGGAACAACTCAGAATCTAGCAGATTTATTGCCAGCGCTAGGTTCCGTAGAAGCGGCATCTTATGTATCCGTAGACTCTTATCAGGCTTTATTAACCCGTTACAACGGCGCTGAAAGCATCCGTGTTCTAGTTGTAGACGCGGACGACAAAGCCGATGATGCAGAAACTTACGCGAGCGATGCCTCTAAAGCGGCTGGTGCTTTAGAAAATTACAACACTAATCAATTGATGATGATGGGGGTCTAAAATGTCTGAACCGTATGTACCCATTGCTCGATATAACACCGCTAATACTTTATTAACAGATTTAGAAGTTGCCACAACAGAGGCTTCAACTAATACTGGTTTATTATCAACCGCGGTTAGTAATGCTTTAACATCTAAACAAACAGCAGAAAATCTTGTTGCTTCTCGTTTTGATTTATTCTTTTTGGTAGGTGCGTAATGGCACTAGCCCCATCATTAACCACAGTCACTCTTACTGGTAATTATGTAAATTATGAAGGTCAGGCTATCCAAGGACAGGTTCGATTTACTCTTGGAGAAGTTCTTCGTAATGGAACAGATGACCAAATGGTTGCTCCATCTAGCATCGTAGTTCCTCTTAGCGCAGGTGCTTTTAGCGTCTCTCTACCCGCTACAAACGACCCTGATGTCATTCCTAACCCTTTTGTCTATACCGTTGAAGAATCCTTTGCTGGAGGGCGTACATACACGATTTCGGTGCCTTATACGACCTCGGGTTCACTAGATTTAGCCGACCTAAGCCCTACCCCTACATTAACCGAAAACTTCGTACAGGCTATTGATGAAACAAGTTTTGCAAGCCTTGAAACTAACATCACCGCTTTAGATGCTTTAATCAATCAGACAACAGACAAGATTCTTGCTTCAGGAAAGTATTGGTATATCGGCAGTACCTACGCTACTTATACAGCGTTAGATACGGCTTATGCTACATATACCGCATTAACCGCTGGTACTTACAGTTTGGATGGCGCAGATGTTTCTCCCTTCGTCACCTTGGCTCAAGCCTCAGCGTCGAGTGCATCATCAAGTGCAACAACAGCCACAAATAACGCGACTGGTACAATCAGTCCATTACTTCTAATCGGAGGATAACCGTATGGCAACAACTTACAAGGTATTGGGTCAATCCAATCCCTCAGCCACGACTGCTACAACTCTGTATACCTGCCCTGCCTCAACACAAACGGTTATCTCAACCATCACAATTTGTAACCAAGCGGGAACTTCAGGAACATACAGAATTGCTGTTCGTCCAAATGGAGCGACACTTGCTCCTGAACACTATGTAGTTTATGACGCTACTATTCAAGCCAACACAACAGCGGCTTACACTCTAGGTCTCACCATTGATGCTTCAGATGTTGTAACTATCTACGCATCAGCAACAACTATGTCATTCAGCGCCTTTGGAAGCGAGATAGCATAATATGGCAATTACCACGAATGGTGGCGCTGGAGTCACCGCAGATGCAGTAGCAACACTTAGCAATAAGACCCTTGAAGCACCAGTAATTAACAACGCAACATTTACAGGCGCTCAGGCTGGTCTTGAAATTAAGTTTGGTAATAACATTGTTCTTGAAGGAACAACAGCAGATGCTTTTGAAACAACTGTTACGGCTGGAGACCCAACCGCTGACCGCACAATTACTTTGCCTGATGTGACTGGAACAGTTGTTACTACTGGCAATTTAACTGCTATCACAACTTTAACAAGCCCAACAATTACTGGCGCAATTTTTAATGACGGCTCAGTAGTTTTTGAAGGTACTACTGCTGATGCTTTTGAAACAACACTAGCAATCACAGACCCAACAGCAGATAGAACAATTACTTTTCCTGATTCAACAGGTACAGTTGCTTTAACTTCAGGAGTTATCAATAACTCTTTAACAACAACAACAGGCGACACAATTTACGCATCAAGCGCAAATACACCTGCTCGTCTCGCTATTGGTACAGCAGGACAAACTTTAACTGTATCGGCTGGCGGAGTTCCTGAATGGGCAACTCCAGCGGCAGGTACAACCGCCAACGACCAAGCCTTCGCCTTCGCGGTGCAGGTATTCGCATAAGGAGAAAATAAATGGCAACAACAGTATCAAGAATCCCGCTATCGGGTTCAACTCATGGTCGTGGAATCAAGGTCGCCGCTACTTCTTCTGCTGGCGATACTATCCACACCGCAACTTCATCAACAACTGATTGCGATGTTATTACGCTATACGCATATAACTCAAGCGCATCAGCAGTAAACCTAACAGTTCAATGGGGTGGAACAACCTCGGTAGATGATGACATCAAGTTATCTATTCCAGCAACATCAGGTTTAACTCTTGTTCTACCTGACCTTGTTCTTCGTAACTCTTTAATTGTAAAGGCTTACGCTGGAACAACAAATGTTGTAACAATCCACGGATTCGTAAACCGCGTCGCTACTGCATAAGGAATAGGGTCGATGTCGCTACCAAGCAGACTTCTAGGAGCGAACCCGTCAATTCAGGCATCAAGCCTGTTGTCGGGTTCGTTATCGACCCCTAGCGCAAAACAAGCATTTGTTCCGCCTGGGGAATTTGTCGCTATTGCTACATACACATCTACTAGCGCTTTTGATGCTTTTTCATTTTTGAACATTCCTCAGACATATAGATTCTTAGTTGTCCGAATTAACGGTGCCACAGTTGTGCCACAAGACTCTTCCTACAAGATGAGATTTAATACAGATACAGATACAGGACAACTTTCAACACGCGATAACTACCCAAGTGGCGGTAGTTTGTACCACCAATGGTTAGCCAACGGTGGCATGATGGATGACGGAACAGACTCAACTGGTTCTACTCAATCATGGCATTTTGTAATTGGAAACTATACAAATACTACTGGTTACAAAACTACAAACATTATTACTGGCGTTATTAGAGATAGTAATTCCCGTGTCATAAACTGGACTGGCATGGCAAATAAAAAAAGTGAAGCCGCTATTACTGCTCTTTATTTCTCACACAATAACGGTGCTAACTATTTTGCCGCTAATTCTCGATTTACTTTATACGGGGTGAAATAATGCCTACATTTGATTTAATATCTAGCACAACTTTAACTGGCACCAGCACAAGTATTGTTTTTTCGTCAATACCGCAAACATATACTGATTTGGAATTGCATTTTTTTGGGATATTTAGTGCTAATTTGCAATTACGATTCAAAGTAAATCATGGAACTACAAGTTACACATATAGAATTATTAAAACTGGCAGTCCTGGTACATCAAATTACAATGTAAATGATACTGAATGGACAATTCCTGACGCCGCGGCCGCTTCAGCGAATATGTTCATAAGAATGACTTTAGATAATTATAGCAATTCTACTGCTGAAAAATCAGGAACATATTTTGTAAACAGGGATGCTACTCATATCGAATATGGAGCCATAATGAAACAAAATACAGCGGCAATAGAAACACTTGAAATTGCTGTTACTCAATCTAGTTTTGCGGCAGGTACAACTGCTCATCTATACGGGATTGCGAGTTCATAATGGCCGCTGATATTACTAAAATTGCAGATATTGATGTTACTGGTTCAACAACCGACACAATTACATTCTCAAGTATCCCGCAAACCTATAAAACCTTGATGGTAATGCAATCTTCATACTATGACCGTGGTGGAGGAAGTAATGATGGTTTTAGAGTAAATGGTTTATCAACAAATATCTACACCACTCTATACAATTATTTAAGCACTCAGTCTGCAAGTGGTAGTAGAAGCATTGGAACTATTACGGGCGCTGGTGTGACATTTTGTTATGCCATGTTTACGCAATCACTTGGTCCTTCTAATAGCGTTTTATATTGGGGTAATTCAGTTTATTATTTCCCTAATTATAAAAGTACCTCTGAGAATAAATTAGCATTACAAATTGGTGGAAACGCGGCTTTTGAAAGCCCAAGCGGATATGACCCAGTTAGAGGTGGCGTAATTGCTTACAAGGTTGCTACCACAAATGCTATAACTCAACTACAATTTGGCTCATACGAAGCATCAGTTTATTGGCGCGCTGGCACTAAATTTACCCTCTACGGAATATCATAAGGAGAATAAAATGACAGAAGAAATCAAAACGGTTGTAGAAGTAGATTGCACAACTGGTGAACAAACAGTCAGGGCAATGACAACAGAAGAACTTGCTGATTTAGCAATTACAACTGCCCAAGCGCAAGAACGCGATGAGGCTCTAAGACTAGAGCGTTTAGCATTTGAAGAAGCAAGAGCATCTGCTCTCGCAAAACTCACTTCTCTTGGTCTAAGCGAAGATGAACTAAAAGCAATCGTTGGCTAATTAACCATAGTAAGAAAGGCAGAAAATGGGACTCCATCTAGGACTTCAGCGGATATTACTTCCGTCAGCCCAAGTCAGTTCGCTGACTACGGGTTCTATTACCCTGCCTTCTGCTAGAGGTGCTTTTGTTGAAACATTTCCAGTTGAGTATTTAGTTCTTGCTGGTGGGGGTAGTGCCGCTTCTAGTCAAAATGGTGAAGGTGGTTCAGGAGGAGGAGGAGCGGGTGGTTATCGTACTTCTACTTTAAGTGTTTTGCGTTCTACAAATTACACCGTAACTGTTGGCGCTGGTGGTCCTAGTACAAGCGGTGGAACAGATGGAACCAAAGGTTCAAATTCAGTATTTGCAAGTATCACATCTACGGGTGGCGGAAGAAGTAGAATGTCAGCGGTAAGTGAAACTGGTGGTTCAGGTGCAGGTGGTCGTTGGAATAATGGACTTGGTGCCGCTGGTAATCAAGGTGGTTTTACTCCCGCAGAAGGAAATGCAGGTGGAGATAGCCAATCCCTATCAGGTGGTGGCGGTGGCGGTGCTAGTGTTGCAGGTGGAGTTACTACAAGCAATACCAATGGTGGTAATGGTGGTAACGGTGCTACAAGTAGCATTACTGGTGCAAGTATTACCCGTGGCGGTGGCGGTGGCGGCGGCGGTGGCGGTACAGGCTCAGGAGGATTAAGTAGTGGTGGTGCTGGCGGTGGCGGCGGCGGCGCTGGAAATACTGGTATTGGAAGTAGTGGAACTGTAAACACAGGTGGCGGCGGTGGTGGTTCTTATGGTCTAAATGCTCAAGGTGGTGGTGGTGGTTCGGGTATTGTAATTCTTAAATACTTAACAGCCGATGGAACTATAACTGTTGGCGCTGGTCTTACCAGTTCTACCACTACAAGTGGTTCATATAAAATTACACAAATTACTGCTGGTACAGGAAATGTGAGTTGGGCATAATGGCACATTACGCATTTTTAGATGAAAATAATGTAGTTACCGAGGTCATTACTGGAGTTGATGAACACATAACTCAAATTGATGTTGATGGTTCTCAAGTTGGTGGGTCAAGTGAGGCTTGGGAAACATTTTATGGAAACTTGAGAAATCAAACTTGTAAAAGAACTTCATATAATCATAACTACCGCAAAAATTTTGCTGGTATTGGATTTACTTATGATGAAATAAGAGATGTTTTTATTCCTCCTAAGCCATTTAATTCATGGATATTAAATGAAGAAACTTGTCTTTGGGAATCACCAATACCTAGACCAAGTGAAGGTTTTAGTCAATGGAATGAAGAAACTTTATCTTGGGTACTAATATAATGTCTTCTGAATCATTAGAAACTAAAGTATTTACTTATGAAGTAAAAATGATTGTTTCTGTATTTGATGTAGACGATAAATCCGCACAAGATAAACTTGATAAAGATGGTGGTTATGTATCTAAAAGAGAAGTAATTCTTTTAGATGCTCAACCAATAATTAGTTAGGGGATAACATGGCAGGTACAACAACTAAGGGTTTAAGATACCCAACCGCGGGTGATAATCCTGCCGTTCATACCGACATCTTTAATTTAGCCACAGATGTCGATACAGAGTTAGATGATTATGTCTTAAAATCTTCTCCAGCATTTACATCAACAATAACTCTTGGTGCTGGCAATGACATTATTTTTGAAGGCACTACTAATGATGGTTTTGAAACTACTTTAACTGTTGCAGACCCAACGGCTGACAGAACAATCACTATTCCCAACGCAACCGATACCTTAGTTGGACGCAATACAACCGATACCTTAACTAACAAAACTTTAACTTCCCCTATTATTAGTAACGCTACTTTTTCAGGTCAGCAGACAGGGCTAGAAATTGCTTTCAATAACTCAATCGTCTTTGAAGGTACGACAGCCGATGCTTTTGAATTAACTCTTTCAGCAGGAGAACCAACTTCTGATGTGACAGTCACTCTCCCTAATGAAACAGATACGCTGGCAAACGAAAACTTTGTTCGAACATCTGTTCTAATGCTAGGTGGAATGTAATGACATTTACCTACTCAGGTGACCCAAGCACATCTACCCGTAATTATGTGCGTTTTCTTATTAACGATACAGATTCAACTGATGCTTTATTTAGCGATGAAGAATTAAACTATGTAATTAGTGAATGGGGTGGTGACGCATATAAATCAGCCCGTGAATGTGCTGAAATTCTTATTGCTCGATTTAGTCGTCTAGCCGATAGCAGTTCCAAGAGTGTAGGAGATATTTCTGTCTCTGAGTCTTTTGGACAAAAAATTCAACACTATAAAGAATTGGCTAATTCTCTTTTAACAAGAGAAATGCGTAAATCTCCACCTCGTCCGTTTGCTAATGCTCAGTCTCTTAAATCTACAAATGACAGAATTGTTGATGATTACAACACAGATGCCTATACTGGAATTCACGATAACCCCAACAATGTCTACGACCATCGTATAGTTGAATAGGGGTAGCCAATGGATGCTATCTATAACAAAGTAGCGGAGTTCATGACCGATACTGTGGTCTTTACACCAAAAGCCTCAGTTGATAAATACAATAAAACTACTTTTGGTGCTTCTAACACAAATGTAACTGTTACTGGTCGTTTAATTTACGACACTACAAAATCTAAAGATGTTCAAGGTATCGAAGTTGTTGATATTGGACGATTCATTACTAAGGGTCCCGCGACCTCAATCACGGTGGCTCACAGGATGGTCGTCGGGGCGGACACCTTTACGATAAATGCAATAGATAACATCGCAGACGAAAACGGAGCGCATCACACCGTCATCAGATTTGGACGGTAGAAATGGCAAAGTCGTCTTTTACACTCGACTTATTCGGTGATAAAGAGTTAGTTAATGCTCTTAAGGCTGGACAGGAAGATACTCCTCAAGCAATAGCCCAAGCAATATGGGAAGAAGCCAATGTTATTTTTGCTAAATCACAAGTTCTTGTCCCAGTAGATACTGGAGTTCTTCGAGGTTCAGGTGGAGTCTCTGCTCCACAAATGGGAAATGCGGGTTATTTCGTCGATATTTTCTATGGTGGTCCCGCCGCTTCTTATGCTCTTTATGTCCATGAGATTATTGGCAACTACCACAATCCACCAACACAGGCTAAATACCTTGAGCAACCAGTCATGGAAGCGATGTCTACAATCCAAGAAAATATAAAGGGTAGAATTATCGACATCATACGGAAAGGTCACAGGGGCTAATGGCAACTATTCTTGAATCAGTAGGGGATTACCTACAAAACACTTCAAGCGCTTTTGGCGCCCATGCCTCCCAAGGAACCCTTGGTACATCTATCTTTCTTGGAACACTCCCTGAAACCCCTGATGCTTGCGTAGCCGTATACGAGAACGCTGGAAGTTCCCCTACATTCACTATGGGTTCAGGCGGTATCAGAATTGACTACCCAATGCTTCAAATTATCTGCCGAGCGGGTCGAGAGGATTATCCAACCGCTAGAGACAAGGCAGAAGATATTCGCGTTTTGCTCGCGTCGGTGCTTGAACAAACTGTCTCAGGGGTGCATATTATGAGGATTGAACCGATGGGTTCAGTAAACTTGTTAGGAGTAGACCCGAAGTACCGTCCACTAATCTCGGTGAATTTCCGATGCCTAGTGCGAATGTAAACGAGGAGCCAACGGCTCCGCAAGAGAGAGTGGTAGACCCGTATGGCAGAAACGCAACAACCGATGAGTTCCAGCGATGCTGGAAATGTGACAGGCTCCTCTTCGAAAGCGCAACGCGTCCGTGGAGTATCCGATGTCCCCGTTGTAAATCCAAAAATAAATCAGGATGATTTCTTCAAGGATTTAGATTCTTTGATTGGCATAAGCCGAGAACAGGGCGGTTGCTCAATCGGCAGATTAGTTTCAAAATTAGATGAACCTTTGCGTTCTAAACTTAATGAAATTATGAGAAATGAAAAAGTAAACTCTGCTCGTCTTTCTGAAGTTATGTTAGCCTATGGGCTTCAAGTATCTTCCAGCGATGTTCTCAGAAGGCATCGACGAAGGCTTATAGGTAAAGACGGGTGTAAGTGTCCGAATGAGTCTTGATGACGCTTTAGATAATCTGCTTAAAACTAGCGAGATGAATTCAGTTCAAAAAACTGAACCTCGTCAAAGACAAGCAGAGTGGTTGCCTGGGGTTACTTGGCAAGGCGAAGAAGGAGTAGTTACTACTCAGCCAATGGAAGGCGATAACGCGCCTGATTGGTCAGGAGTTCTTCGAATGTGGGGATTAGACCCTGAGCATTTCCAAGTAGTAGAACCAGTTCTTTTCAATGTATGGGGCGATACTTTAGGAATTCTTAATCGCCAATGGAAAGGCAAAGTAGTTCGCAAAGGCAAACAAGAAGTTGCCGATATTGAAGCCTTAATTGAAGAGATAAAGAAACACAAACCCCGCGAGCGCAAACCAGTTACAGGTGGAGCAAGCCTTGTTGTATGTGCCTCAGATTGGCAAACAGGTAAAAGAGATGGGGACGGTCTAAAAGGTTTAGTTGGTAGATGGCTCCAAGCCATTGATGATGTTGAGTTCAGAATTAAAGAATTGAAAAAAATAGGTCGCCCGATTGATTCAATCACCGTCTTATGCCTAGGTGATTTAGTTGAAGGATGCGATGGTCACTATGACATTCAAACTTTTACAGTCGAAGTTGATAGAAGAGACCAAGTAAAGATTGCTCGTCGCCTCCTAAGAGATGCTCTTATCCGTTGGTCAAAGGTTGTCCCTAATATCACCGTTGCGGCGATTGGTGGAAACCACGGTGAAAACCGAAAAAACGGAAAAGCCTTTACGACCCTGAACGATAATGACGATGTAGCCTTAGTTGAATCCGTTGCTGAAATCTTCCAAGCCAATCCTGAAGCCTACGGTCATGTTCGTTTTGCTATTCCAACAGATGAGTTGAGTCTTACAGTTGAAGTCAATGGAAAGATTATTGGAATTACTCACGGACACCTTGCTCGCAGTTCAGGTAGCCCTGAAGCCAAACTTCGTCGGTGGATTGCTGACCAAACTCTAGGACGCCAATCAATCGGCGATTGTGACATTTTAGTATCAGGTCATTATCATTCATTCCGACTAGCAGATTGGGGAGGAGTCAAATGGCTACAAGCACCAGCCCTCGACGGGGGAAGCGTTTGGTGGAGACAGTCCAAGGGGGAGGTTGCGGATGTGGGAGTGCTGACATTCCTAGTGACCAGCGAGGGAATCTCGGACATCCAAGTATTATGAACGACCCAAGGGACATTGCTTTATATGCCGCTGAGTTAGTCTCAGGAGAGCGTCAGGACGCTTATGGACATCCACTTGATAACTTCACCCGTGCCTCAAAGATATGGGCTGTAATCCTCGGCTGTGAGGTTTCTGCTGAGCAAGTTGCTCTCTGTATGGTCGGCATGAAGGTAGCCCGTGAGGTCAATCAATCCAAGCCCGACACGGTGGTGGATGGGATTGGCTACTTTCTCACGCTCAATATGATTCAAGAAGAGCGCCTCAGAAGAGAGAATAACTAACCCTAGTTGTGATATAATGGTCTTGTCCTGAGAGGAGGACGAGATGAAGTACGAAGGATTAGAAGTTGTTGAGCGTAATACTGCTCGCGGGTCTGCTGAGTACATCTACAAGGGTGTCAGAATTTCTAAATACACTCAAGAGCGTGGACACAAAACAAGAATTCGTGGCGGTTATAGCCGTGCTGGTGTGAAGTTCACTTACAAAGTTAATAACTTTCGCGCTCATGCCATAGTTGCTACAAGTTACACAATCGTTAAAAACTACACTTTGAAAGAAACCATTGCTGAGATTGATGCTTACTTAACTCGGGAAAATGTCATTGCCGATAGGGGCGAGATTATCAACGGCGTTGCTGAAAGAGAGATTTTCAGAAATAGAGGGGAGTACAACGGGTAATGGCTAGACCAATCGAGAGTTCAAAACCTTGTTTCAAGTGTGGTCGCACAGTAGTCAAGTGCGAATCCAAGGGCGGAAAAATTTATGTGGCTAGTATTGAAGTCGTCTCCAGCCAATATGCTGACTACACAGCGCGTGGAAAGGCTATCTATCCAGTTCATGAGTGCGATGAATCTGAAATCGTCAAATATCAAGAACTCCTCAAGCGCCAGTTAGCCGAGGGTCAAATTGTTAAAGGTCAAAAAGTTGTTGTGGTCAAAGGTCGTAAGGTGGCAAAGGGAACCGAAGGAGAAATTTTTTGGCTTGGATACGAGACTTGGAATGGCGAATCTATTTTGAAGCGCGTTGGAATCGTGGTTGAATCAGGTGAAAAAGTCTTTGTGAGTTCAGAATATGTTGAGGCTAAAGTCTCTTAAAACTCACCTGATACACTAAACCTACTGTGCGCTAGTCGCCCGAGTTTTTCGTCTCTTCCGTGTCCGAGTGACCTGACGGTTACTTGGGTTACCCATGTGCCGTATCGGAGGAGGTTTGAATGGCTCGTTATAGAGTCTTACAGGGTATTGATTACCCGCCTAATAAACGCGCTGAGGTTGGCGATATTGTCGAAGATATTCCAGCACAATCAGTCAAGTGGCTTTTAGAGTCAGACATCATTGAAGATGCAGATAAGCCAACAAAGAAAATCGAAAAAACTGTCGTAGAAGAAACTAAAGCCGAACCAGTTGTCGAGGTCGTAGAAGAATCTGCTGTTGCAGATGGTTTTGACCCTGATGCAACTGATGGTGATGGCGATGGATTCCTACAAGACGGCACCCCACACCAACGCCCAGTCGAGGAAAAATAATGCCTACATTTCGCCACGGTAAAAATGTCAATGTCTTTTTAGACCAATATGACTTTTCAACTTATTTTAATGATGTTACCGCTTCAACAACTATTGATACCGCTGAAACCAGCGCCTTCGGTACAAGCGCAAAGACCTATGTAGTTGGTCACCGAGATGGAACAGTTTCTTTATCAGGAATGTTTGAAGCCACAGAATCAACTGGTACTGACCAATACTTTGCAACTGCTCTTGGTTCAACCACAAAAATTAAACTAATTGTTGCTCCTGAAGGTCATTCAAATGGCGCTGGAGCAATCATGCTACAAGCAGACGATACATCTTACGAGGTCTCAAGCGCCATCGCAGATATTGTCCAAGCAAGCGCAGAATTCCAATCAACAGATGCAGTTGAACACGGAAAGATTCTTTCTTCAGGTTCGACTGTTTCTGCAAGTGGAAATGGAACAGCCGTAGATAACACAACCTCAACCACTAACGGTGGCGCAGGTTTTCTATCAGTTCCAGTAAACACACGCAATGGAAACATCACAGTAAAAATCCAACACTCAGCAGATAACTCAACTTTTGCTGACTTGGTTACTTTTACCGTGGTAAGCAGTACAGCCAAGACTTCTCAAAGAGTTGAGGTTGCTAGTGGTACAACAGTAAACAGATACCTACGCGTGAACTACACGGTTGCAGGTTCAACAGGCTCGGCTACCCCTGTGGTGGCTTTTACTAGGAGGTAAAAAACAATGCCTACATTTCGTCATGGTAAATCCACCGTATTCAAGGTAGACAATTCAGGTGGAACACTTACCGATATTTCAAACACACTTACAGATGTGTCATTTCCACAATCAGTAGACACAGCCGAAACTTCTACTTTTGGAAGTTCTGCAAAGTCTTATGTAGTTGGATTAACAGATTCAACACTTAGCGTTTCAGGAAACTTTGATGCAACAGTTGATGCTCACTTGGCTGGAGTTCTAGGTCAAGCGGCTTCACTTTCATTCGAGTATGGTCCTGAAGGTTCAACAGCAGGATATGTCAAGTACACAGGAGAGGCATACCTAACTTCTTACGAGAAGAGTGGTGCCATCGGAGATGTAGTGACATACTCAGCCGAGTTCCAAGTGACAGGTGCCATTACTCGCGGTACCTATTCATAATAGGAATTGATTCAAAAAAACTAAATAATTTATCGTGACCAACCTAGTGTCCCAAGGAGAAAAAATGACAGATTTACGCGGAAAGATATTTTCGGCTGACGATATTACGAGAGAATTAGTGGAAGTCCCTGAATGGGGAGTTTCAGTAGAAATTCGTTCTATGACAGCAGGACAAAGAGCAACACTTACTGAGGGGGCAACCTCGGCAGATAAAGTAGATGTATCTAATATGTACGCAAAGACTGTTATCGCAACTGTGTTTGACCCTACAACGGGTTTGCCAGTCTTTACAGAACAAGACCGTGAAGCAATTCTTTCAAAGAATGGCGCAGTCATTGAGCGTTTAGCAACAAAGGCTCTTGGCAGTTCAGGTCTCGGCGAAAAGGCGGTAGAAGAATCACAGGCGCGATTTCCTCAAGAATCCTGAAAGACGGTTTCTTTTTGAATTAGCAGAAAAGTTAGGTCGGACGGTGGGAGAACTTCTTTACGGAAGTGAATCCCACCGCCCACTTAGCAGTATGGAATTAACTGAGTGGAACGCTTTCTATATCGTAAAAGAAAAAGAACGCGAGAAAGCCGAGAGAAGAGCAAAGGCGAGGAGATAAATGGCTGAGTCCCCAACCATGGAAGTCCGCGCTCGCCTCACCGCCGATTCCGCACAATTTACAAAAGGTTTAAGTGAAGCAACAAAAAGTGCTGAAACTTTTCAAAGTGCGGCTGGAAAACTTAACTCTTCTTTAGTTGGACTTGGCGCAGTTTCGGCTGGCGTAGGTATTAGTTTAATTCTTTTTGCTACAAGGTCATTTAAGGCGGCCGCTGAAGTTCAAGAGTTAGATAATGCTTTACAGGCTATTGGTCAATCTACTCGTTACGGATATACCCAACTTGCTCTTGCAGTTGAAGCAATTCAAGATGTTGGCATTACCGCGGCCGCATCTCAGAGGGCAATTATTAAACTTGCTCAAGCAAATGTTGATTTAGGTCAGGCTACTGAATTAGCCACCGTTGCTCAAAACTTATCTGTTACAGCAAGTGTCAATGCTTCTGACGCTTTGCAAACTCTTATTTTTGCTATCACGACTGGGCAAACAAGAATGTTGCGTCAAATTGGTATTACAACTGGGGCTACTGAGGCTTTTGCTATTTATGGTCGGACAATAGGTAAGAGCGCTAATGAGTTAAGTATGGCTGAAAGACGCCAAGCGGTATTGAATTTTATCTTAAAAGAAGGAACAAAAGTTACAGGCGCCTACGCCTTAGCAATTCAAAGTCCTTCTAAAGCCCTTAAAGAAATGTCAGACCTTACCAACAATTTACAGGTTGCTGTTGGTGGTAGATTGCTTAATGCCTTTAGTAAAATAATTTTAGCCACCTTTGATTTATACACAAAATTTACGGTAGCGGCTGATGGAACTGGCACTTTGTCTAAATTCCTTGATGCTATGGAAAAAGTTTTAACTAAGTTAGCAGACCCATTTGCAAAAATAGCAACAAATCTAGGAAACCTTATTGAAAAACTAGATAAGAGCGAATTAAGTGTTAATGGAATTGCTGGCACCATGGAAAAAGTATTACCAATAGCGGCCGCGTTTGCTACTTTCTTTGGTATCAAAGCAGGAAAATCTTTAGCCCAAGCGGCGCCTTTCTTCCAAGGATTTTTTACAACACTAGCAAAATTTAATTTAGTTTTTACAGCCTTCACCCTAGCCGTGACCTCTCCTCAAATACGAGGAGCAATAGGACAATTAGTTACTGCATTTACACCTTTATTGCCAACCCTTACTAAGTTGGGAGCAATACTTACGGAAGTGTCCGCTTTACTTATTGGTGTTCTTGCAAAGGCTATAAGACTTGTTGCTTCCGTAGTTTCAACAACCATTGCTGTTGTTCAAAGATTTGCTGAAGTTTTTAAGGTTTTAGGAGTTGTAATCGCGGCGGTTGCTTTGGGATACGGTGCTTATAGAACAGCCATATTACTCACCACAGCGGCAACGGTAATTTGGGGAACTGTCACAGCGGCAACTACAACAGTCATAACTGCTCTAAGAAGTGCAGTTGCTATATTAAATGCAACCATAGCCTTGAACCCAATTCCTCTCTTTATTGGAGTTGTCGTTGCTTTATTAGTGGCTCTCGGTTATTTAATTAAAACAAATAAATCAGTAGCCGATGCTTTTAAGACAGTCTTTAATTTTGTCGCTAAGGTTGTAATTAGCGTCTTTGCATACATTATAAAAATCATTGGCTATGTCATAAAAGCCTTTGCTTCCTACATGCGAGTTCTTGGTTTCTTCGCAGAGGTAGTCGCCAAAGTATTTGAGTTCATCATAGATATAATTCTTACTTGGTATCAATTTATTCTCAAGGCTATTAAGTTTGTTGTTGATGCTTTTATTACATTTATGGAAGCCCAAGGAACACTTTACGATGTAGTTAAGACTATATTTAACGCAATTATCAAAGTTATTTCTTTGGTTGTTGAGGGAATTGTCAGAGTCTTTGCTTTCATTATTGGCGCCGTTGCTGACCTAGTTGGAGCATTTAACGATTTATTTGGTGGGGTCAAAAACATCTTCCTGAAAATTTTGTCCGCTATTGGAAATGTAGGCTCAGGTATTTTTGGCGTATTGAACAAAATTGCAGAAGGCATTGGTAGTTTCCTTGGTTGGGCTTTTGATAAAATGACCGCTTGGATTCGAGGCATTGCTTCTTTGTTTAGCAAGATTCCTAAAATTGGAGAAATGGTTGCAAGTGCAATCAATAGCGGATTAGATGCTACGAAAAATGTAGTAACTGGCTTTGCTTCAGGCATGGTCGGTCTCGGCGAAAAGATGTTTGACGGCATTATCAAAGGAACAACAAATACAATCAATGGAATATCTACTGTTGGAAATGCTGTTGAAAAAGGATTAAGAGCAACAGAAAAAACTCTTACCAAGTTTGCAATCAAAGTTGAGCAATTTGGAAATCAAGACAACGGCACAAAACTTATTGAATCTTTAGTTGGTGGAGCAAAGACAGCATCGAGCGCTTTAGGAACAATGATTGATGCCCTTGGTAAAGCAGTTAAATTTGACTTTGCTGGAACCGTAGGAAAATTTATTGACAGCGTGGCTGACAAGGCTGATGCGGCTGGTGATTACTTAATCAATCTTTCAACTCAAATGTTGGCGTTTGCAGAGACAACAGATTTTGCAAGTAGTGTTGCAGATGGCATTGGCGACTTTATTGGAAAAATTCAAGATAGTCTTAAAGAAGGTCTTGGCTTTGGAGACATTCTTAAAAAGGAACGCGAAAAAGCAGAAGGTCTACCTACTACTGGAACCGAAGATGCTTTAGGTGATATTCAAGACCAAGCAGATTTGATGAAAAAGATTCGTGAAGCAATGACCGCTGGCATTGAGTCAATGCGTGATGTTTTACAAGACTTGCAACAAGCGGCTAAGGACTTTGCGGATTCTCTTAAAGACACAATTATGGGTTTTGCAGGACTCAAAGGTGTAGAACTTCCTGATGGATTTATTCCAAAGGCTAAATCGCTTATTGAAAATATGCGAACTCGTTTGGATAAAAGCCAACAGTTTGCTAGTCAGATAACTCAACTACAAGCCCTTGGTTTAGATGCAACAGCAATTAAAGATTTAGTTGAATCGGGACCAATCAAGGGCGCTCAACTTGCGGCATCAATTCTTGGTGGCGGTGCTGAGGCGATTGCACAAATCAATGAGATTCAAAAGTCGATTGCATTTACTGGAGCGGCGATTGGTAAGTTTGGTTCAGAAGCGGCGTTTGGTCAAAAGATTGCAAGCGCTCAGGCTGGACTTGCACAGATTACAGATGCAGAAGCAAGCATTAGAGGTGCTGGCGGAAACAATATAGTTATTGAGCAGGGTGCGTTTGTGGTAAATGTTGATACAACAGGTGCTACAAATCAAGATGAAAAGGCTGACATAATCACAAAGCGAATTCAAGAAACATTCGCTATCTTGGCAAAGGAACTGGCTAACAAATAATGGCTACTTATGTACTTCGCCCCAACGCAAACTGGAATAACGCCTCGGCTTTTACTATCTCAGGTGGTTCAGGTTCAGTCCATGCGGCTCTTGCTGATTCAAGTGACAGCACTTACATCACCCGTACCAGCATAACAGTTCCAGCCTCTTATGAGGCAGAGTTTGGAACACAGACTCTTGCCTCTACCGAAAAAGTCGCCTATGTAAATCTGCGAGCAAAAGCAACTATTGGAACAACGGGTTCAATAGAGTTGAGCCTTGGTGTTATCACAGACCGAAATGGTCGTACCGTTAGTTATTCAGTTCCTTACTCAAAGGCAAACACACTTTCTTTAACTACTCTCGATACTGCTCTAAAACTAACAACTGCACCGAACGGCGAGGCTTGGACTCAAACTCTTATTGATAACTTAGTTGTTAAATTTACTGATAATGCGACTACAACTGGTGACCGTGCTGGACTCTATGAACTATTTGTAGATGTAATTACAACTACTCAACCAACAGTTACAGTCACCGCTCCAAGTGGAACAATCACAGATACAACTTTCCCTTCAGTAACTTGGACTTATGCTGACGCAGACGGTGACCAACAAAACGCATACGAAATTAAAGTATTTGATTCAACAACATACGGGGCAGGTACTTTTAGTCCTGATACTTCTACACCAACAGTTCAAACTGGGATAGTAACTTCTAGCAATGATGGTCAAACGCTTGAGGCTGACTTAGCAGATGGAACAACATATCGAGCCTATGTTCGAGTTGCTCAGTTACTTAATGGCTCAAATTACTTTAGTGATTGGGCTTATAGCCAATTCACTATTGATGTTGATGCCCCAGCAACTCCTTTGATTACCGCATTTTATGATTCTCAAATAGGTGCTGTAACGGTAACGGTTTTTGGAAGAACTAACTCTCTATCACCAAACCAAGCATCTCTTGAAACTAACACAACTGGTTGGGCGGCAGTAACTAACTCTGCTATTGCTCGCTCAACCGCTCAAGCATCTGTTGGTAGCGCATCCCTTGAAATAACTGCTAGTGCGGCTGGCGATGCTGTTGCTTCAACTACAACCGCTACAAAATTTACTGTTACTGCTAATCAAGATTTTTCTGCTATTGCTGATTTTAGAGCAGGAACAACAACTCGTTCAGTTGCAGTTGGAATTCGTTACCTGACTTCAACTGGTTCAACGATTAGTACAACTTATGGAACATCAGTTAGCGCAACAAGTTCAGACTTTGTTACAGCAAGCGCAACAGTATTGGCTCCGCCTACCGCAACACACGCCCAAGTCTTTGTAAAAATTACTAGCGCTGGTTCAGGTGAAGTTTTCTATGTAGACAAGATTGCTTTCCATGCTGGAGATACTCCTGTATTCACTCGCGGTGGATTTAGTAATTTTCTTTTCGATGTTGAACGCTCTGACGATAGCGGTGTTACCTACTCAGCAATTCGTAACAGCCCAGTAACGGCTAGTGCTACTCAAATTGCTGAACTTAATGATTATGAAGTTCCTATTGATAAAACTGTCACATATCGTGCGAAAGCGAGGGCTGACATCTAATGGCAACTATTTCTTCGGGATATACAACTACCGTACCTATTCAAATTACCAATCCTGAAACTTGGTCATTTACTGCACCTCAACAGCCTAGTATTCAAATTACTGGTATCAAGGTTCTACAACCATTAAATTTGAACATTGTTGAATCCTACGGAGTGTTCAAACCTCTTGGTGCATCTAAAACAGTAGTTGTATCTCAGTCTATTTATGGAATTGACGGAACATACGAATTTGTGACTACTGGGGAAACAGAGTGGGATGCTTTATATCCAGTCTTAACTTATCAAGGAACACTTCATGTTCATGACCCGCTAGGTCGCCAAAAATATATTCGGTTAGTAGAAAGAAACTGGACGGAATCAGGAAACATTAACTCTTTGGTTCGAAGAATTAAAGTTACTTACTACGAGGTCGGAGCGCCGTAATGTATCCAGTTTCCGCTGACTTCAAAGAGGCAGTTCGGAAATCTCATTCAACGATAGTCAAAGTTGAGATTTACGATATGGCTAACGGAACCATCTTAAGTACAGCATCACCTATTAGCGGAGAAGTGACTATTGATAATCGTCGGTCAATTCGCCGTGAATGTACTTTAGAGTTCGTAGATACTGATGGGACTCTAGTACCCACCAATAACATTTCCTCAGTTCTTTTGCCATATAACCGTGAGGTAAAGATTTATCGTGGAATTTCTTTCCCCAATGGAACAGAGGAATTAGTTCCTCTCGGTGTATTTATTATTACGAGCGTCGATATAACCGAGTCCGCTCAAGGCGTTAGAGTTACAATCAAAGGCTCAGACAGAAGCCTTATCTTGGCTCGCGCTAAGTTCACTAACCATGAGTTCTATATTGCAGATGGCACAGCAAAAGAGACAGCCATTGAAAACATCCTTAAATATCGCTATCCAAAAGTTAAAACTATTTTTCCTGCTACAAATCAAGTAACGACTTTGCTTTACCCAACTCTTGACCAGTCAAGTGACCCATGGCGCGAGGCTCTTAAAATTGCGACATCAGCATCTATGGACTTGTATTTTGATGAAAACGGTATTGCTCGCATGAGACCAATCCCTGACCCTGACAAGGGAACAGCAGTTGCCACATACGAAGATGGGACGGATTCAATCCTTATTCAGATTGCTCGCTCCCTTTCAATCGATGAGTCTTACAACGGGGTTATCTATACAGGTGAGGGAACTAATTTAAGTATTGGAGTTATTGGCGAGGCTTGGGACGATAACCCAAGTTCACCAACCTACCGAAAAACATACGGAGAAGTTCCGCTCTTCAAATCATCTCCAACAATCCTGACAGTCGGTGAGGCTCAAGAAGCGGCGGCCGCTGAGTTAAAGAAAGTTATTGGGGCGTCAGAGAAAATTACATGGGACCAAATAGTAAATCCTGCTCACGATGTTTTTGATTTAGTCAAGGTTACGCGCTCGCCCGTTGGCGTAGATAAAATCCTAATGTTGGATGCTATCTCAATCCCTTTAGCGGCTAGTGGGACAATGAACGCAATCGGAAGAAGTAGGAGATTCTGATGGACTTAAGTTATTTAGTTGGTCAAATCAAGGGCGACATTATTGCCCCAACTTTACGAATCCGTCAGGGTAAAGTAATCACAGTCAATGCCAATAGAACAATAGATGTTCAAATTGCGGGTGATACCAACACCCTGCCTTCAGTTAAATACTTGAGCAACTACGCCCCAAAACCTGATGACCAAACATGGTTAATAAATTCGGGTGCGGACTTGTTGGCTATTGGAATGGTGGCTAGCGCTGATAGAACTTTGGCTCCTACCGCCTCACGCTCAACCGCTCAAACCATCCCTACATCTACTCAAACCAAAGTTGTCTTTGACGGGGTAGATTCAGATGGCTGGAATTGTTGGGATTTGAGTCCTAACCCAACAAGACTTACGGTTCCCGTAACTGGGCGATATATCATCACAGGTAATGTGGCTTTTGAAGCGGCAAGTTCAGGTCATCGCGCTATCAATATCTTAAAAAACAACACAGTTGAATTGGCTCGCTCTGACTTCAATCCCGTCTCTAATTCAGTAGACACGCACAGCACAGTCACTTGCCATGCGGTTTCCTTAACTAAAGGAGATTATGTAGAGTTGCGTGTATGGCAAAACAGCGGAAGCGATTTAGACATCATGAATACAGGCGACCATAATCCGAAGTTGAGCCTTATCTACCTTGGTTCATGAACCATAGGTTATTATTAACCCACTACTCTTAGGAGAATAAAATGGATAAGAAAACACAAGCAATGTTCGCTTCGTATGGACGGTCATTCTTAGCGGCGGTAACAACAGCCTTCATGATTACAGGCGGGGACATCCTTGCTCTTGATGGTGATTCACTTAAAGCAATTTTAGCGGCTGGTGTTTCAGCCGTTCTTCCAGTCGCAATCAGAGCGGCTAACCCTAAAGACCCTGCCTTCGGCAAGATTGCCGATGGAATCACAGAGGCAGTTGTCGGTAAACTTACAAAAAAGGCTCCAGCGAAAAAGTCTGTTGCAAAGAAAAAGGCTAAGTAATGCCAGCGCCAAAAGGGACAGCGGAACTCTTAGTTGAGATAGCCACAGCAGAAATCGGTTATATCGAAGAGGCAGTTCCCGAAAACAAAACTAAGTATCAAAAAGCAAACCAACCATGGTGCGGAGCCTTCGTTAATTGGTGTGGTAAAAAAGCGGGAGTTGAAATTCCTAATACTGTTTACACTCCAGCAGGAGCCGATGCTTTCAAAAAAGCAAAGTCTTGGTTTGAGGGTGAAGATGCGAAACCTCAAGCGGGAGATATTGTCTATTTTGATTTCCCTTCAGATGGCGTGGACCGTATTAGTCATGTCGGGATTGTTGTAAAAGATAATCTTGATGGAACAGTTACCTGCATTGAAGGAAACACAAGTTCAGATAAAAAAGGCGACCAGCGAAACGGTGGCGAAGTTTGCCTCAAGATTCGTGCCTACAAGAAAAAGAACAGAAACAAATTTAAGCCAAATATGCCAGTTGCTATTGTGGGCTTTGGACGCCCAAAGTTTACGGGAGCATAAAAATGAGCGAAGAAGTGAAGCCAAGTTTAGGAGAAATTATGCGTCGGCTCGATGACCTGACAATGGAAGTCAAGCAGATGAATCTAAATGTAAGCCAAACCTATCTTCGCAAAGATGTTTATGACTCTGACTCTGAGAGAGTCACGCAAGCAATGGAACACATTACAGACCGTCTTGAAAAGATGGAGAGTCGCTCCGAATGGGTCATCCGTACCGTCGGGGCGCTCTTCATCGCCACAGTTGTCGGTGCTTCCATGTATGTTGGACAAATCATTGGGTTGTAGGGCTTGACAATCTAAACCCCCGTTTAGTACCCTCTCCCTAACGAGAGGAGTCCACATGGACAACGCATTATCAGTAACACCGATAGACGATTTTGAAATCGTTGAAGAACCAGCCCGTGAGCCATTCGTCGTTGATGACGATTCAAAAGCAGATTGGGCTATGAGAAAACTTGCATCTATTCGACGCAAGCAATCAGATAACAAAGCCATCTTTGACCGAGAGGTCAAGAGAGTCGCAGAATGGCTAGATAAGGTCAATACAGACCTCGAAAGAGATGCTGAGTGGTTTGAGGCGAACCTACGCCCTTACGCCCTTCAGGAGCGCTCTAAAGACCGTAAAAGCATAGTTCTGCCCCACGGCACCATCAAAACTATTTCAGGTCGAGTTAAGTTCGATATTGAGGATGAATCCAAGTTCCTTGAATGGGCTGAAACCAATGCACCTGAATTAGTTCGAGTTAAAAAAGAAATTGATAAAAAAGCCCTAGGTGCTTTGAATCAGTCAGAAGATAAAGTAATATCAACCCAAGGAGAAATTGTTCCTTCAGTCAAAGTTGTACCCGCTGAAGTATCAGTTTCGTTTGTAATCGCGGAATAGAGAGAGGGAACATGGAAAACAAATTACCTATCGCTCAAGCATTGAGTGAAGTTATGAAAGCAGTCGGAGCAATCTCAAAGAAGGACAAGAATACAGCCCAAGGATTTAACTTCCGAGGAATTGATTCAGTCGTCAATGCGGTCTCACCAGCACTTCAAAAGTTTGGCGTAGTTGTTGTGCCTTCAGTTGAAGAGTACGACTATCAAACAGTTGAGATTGGACGCAACCGAACAGCAATGGGTCATGTAAGAGTCAAAGTGACTTACACATTTATCGGAGTAAACGGCGATGCAATTAAAGCAACAGTAGTTGGAGAAGCAATGGACTCAGGCGATAAGGCAACAGCCAAAGCCATGTCAGTTGCTTTTCGTACTGCTCTACTTCAATCGCTATCACTACCAACTGATGAAGTAGACCCTGATGCACATTCTTATGAGCGTTCAAGTGCTAACGATGTTTTAGCGCCCGAGGCTCTTATTACAAAGATAAATCAAGCAACCACGATTGAATCTTTATCTGAAGTCGGTCAGTACATAACCGCGAACAAGGACGCTTACCCCGTTGGACTTCTTGACCAATTCCGTGCCAAGTTCAAAGAGCAACAATCTAAATTGAACCCGCCAAAACTGGAAGAGGAAATTGAAGATGTCAGCACTATTGAATCAGCCCGAGTTACCGTATAACGGTACTTCAGGACATAGCGGAACAGATACTTCTAAGGAGCGAGCGCTTAACGCAGACAGGTCAGGAAAAACTGCCTTGCGTCAAGCGCAAGCCTTAAACCTTCTATCTCAACGAAAGATGTCAGGTTTAACTTGGAAAGAACTCTCCGATATAACTGGACTTCACCACGGAACCGCTTCGGGTGTATTGTCCGTCCTTCATAAAACTGGACGCATCGCCCGTCTTAAAGAGAGTCGGGATGGTTGTAAAGTTTATGTTGATGTGGCTTGTATTGAAGGTCGAGTAATTGAAAGTCAAGGGCGCAAAAAATGTTGCCCTCATTGTGGAGGTAATTTGTGAGCATTAGATGGATTACAAAAGTTTGGTCAGACTCGCCTTATGACGGGACTCGCCTACTTATTCATCTAGCGCTCGCAGATATTTCTCATGATGATGGTCGCTTCTTTGCATCTCAATCCAATCTCGCAACCAAGGGTCGATGCTCTGTTGAGTATGTCCGAAAAGTCATTAACGAGATGATTGCGGACGGACACTTGAAGATTATTACAAAGGGAAACTCTCGGGGTAATGCAACTGTGTATCAGTTGATATGGAAGAAACTACCCAACTCTGTTGGGGAGGAACAAAGTTTAGGAGAGGTAGAACTCCCCAACTCAGATACCCCCAACTCCCCAACTATGGAGCCTCAACTCCCCAACGCCACTCCGTACCATCCGTCCTATACATCCGTCCTATCTACAACAAAGAGCGACGAAACTGCTATCGCAGTTGTCGCGCTCTCAGAAGCAGTTGCTAGAAAATGGTGGGAGAAGCAAAGAGTTAAACCTCTAGGTAAAAGTGCATGGCACTCGTTGTTAGCAATATGCCAAGCGGCAGAAAAGCGTGGCTATACAGCAGACCAAATTGAACAGGCTTTGGATTACATCGGGACGGTTCCGTCAATGCGTCAAATGGATTTAGTTCTTAGGGGAGTAGGAGTTAAAACAAAACATGAACAATCAGCAATTAGAGCAATCGACTTGGCAGAAAAGTTCCGCAATGAGTCTCTCTGACCTAGCCATCCTTTTAGGATTTATTGGAATCTATGACCTACGAATCCAAGTCGATGAGTTAAAGGTTCGTGCATGGGCTGAGTCCTTGGATTCAGATGTGCCTTTAGATGAAGCGAAGAAAATCGTTTCTTATCATTATTCAAACCATGACACGGCAATTACCCCGTCACACATAAATCGAGAATGGCGTCGTAGAATAGCCGACGCACGGGAACGCGAGCGCTCGCGGTTGATGTCTCTTGAATATCAAGAGTTAGAAAAGAAAAAAGCCTCACCTGAGTTTGTAGCACAAATTAAAAAAGAGTTACTTGATAAATTGAACAGAGGTACAAATGCTCCGTTGGAAGAAGATAATGGAACGGTGGCACCTAACTCATGAAGATGTTTCGATTTGTCGGTTGGTACAGCAGGTGGCGATTCAAACGAACTCAGAGATATGCCCTGCTTGCTTGGACGCCATCGCGGATGAAAGACTCCAATGGCAAAGGCTAAACCAAACAGAGTTTCTGAATCAACAAGATGGCAAGTCCTAGCCCGTTCTTTCTATAAATGTGAAAGATGCGATAGAGATTTCATAGGGTTTCCAATGTCGGTTCATCATCGCCGTCCAAGAATGATGGGTGGTTCAAAAAATGAAATGCTTCATGAACCAGCAAACTTAATTGTTTTATGTGGTACTGGAACTAGCGGTTGTCATGGTTGGGTTGAATCCAATCGAGCCAAAGCCCGTGAACTCGGCTACCTAATTCAAAAGATTGAGTCGGCTGAAGAGATTCCATTTCAAGATGAAACTGGTACTTGGTGGAACATTGACAATCTCGGACGAAAAACCCAACTGGACATGATTAGGACTAACCCTCATGCTTGACCTATGGAATGTTTTTGTCAGATTGATGAAGCCGAGCAGACGATTTATCGTCTTGAGTTCAATCAGCGACCTTGGACGACAAATGCTGAACGCGCTGGCAATAGATGGGAGCGAGCAAAACTTACTAAGGAATGGCGCTCGGGTTTTCAACTCTTGGCTAAATATGAGAAGATACCGCCTATGGCGTGGATTACCGTTACGGTGGAACCACATCAGAAGGGTGGTCGCTTACAGGATGTAGGGGCGTGTAATCCCTCAGTTAAAGCGGCGATTGACGGACTTGTAGATGCAGGAGTTCTTCCTGATGATTCTTCACAGTTTGTTAAGTCGTTAGTTTTTCTGCCACCTAAGAACGACAAAAATTCGTTAGTTATTTATATTCGAGGAGTTAAGAAGGAGAGGACATATTGAACTGGAATTTAATATGGACAGTAGTTGGATTAGCGGTTGCTAGTTTTTTCGTACTGCCGTTTTATCTCGCAATGTTAATTGCGTATAAGAAATCTGTTATGAAGATTGAATTGGAATTTGTTGCAACAGCAAACTCTATTCAAAAGAAGGTTAAGTTTGATGATGCTGTCGAACGCCTGTTCGAAGAAGGAGAAGTTATATGAGTACAGTTATGGAAGCAACAGAGTTAGACGGCAAAGGACTTGATGAAGTCAAACTACTTACCGATGCTATCCGTACCCATCAGGTACAGATTCAAGATTTAGGTAAACGCCGTAAGCAGTTGATTCTTCGACTTCGTAAACAGCGCATCACATATCGTGAAATTGCCGAAGCAATGGGAGTATCCGAGCAGTTGATTTACAAAATCATCCGCAATGATATTTCTCGTACACCCGAGTACGACGCTCAAGGCAAACTAATTCGTAGACGAGGGCGACCAGCGAAACCTGTTGCCTAATGAAGTTCATAGAGTTATTCGCAGGAGTTGGTGCGTTCAGACTCGGACTTGAAAGAACTGGTCATGAGTGTGTGTGGGCTAACGAATGGTTAGAGAGACCTAGGAGTATTTATGCACGAAACTTCGGACACCAACCTGACGGACGAGATATTAGAGATGTTTCCGCTGGAGACATTCCTGATGCCGACCTCCTCGTTGGAGGATTCCCTTGTGCGACTTTTTCAGTTGCAGGAAAGCGAACTGGATTCTCTTTGGATGACACCCGAGGGACACTCGCTTTTGAAATGTTTAGACTCGCTCGCGACAAAGGGATACCGTACTTACTCTTTGAGAATGTTAAAGGACTCCTCAATCACGACGGAGGAAGAACCTTCGAAATCATCCTTGAAGTCTTGGATGGCATGGGGTATGACTGTCAATGGGAATTGCTTG